TATAAATTTAAGTTCAACTGTCCCAATGTATGTTGGTGCGGAAGGGTCTAGAACAGACCAATCTAATTCATTAAACGGTTATATAGCTGACCTCCGCATCACCAAAGGCGTAGCGCGTTACGTAGCAAACTTCACTCCACCAACGTCACAACTACAAGATCAATAGGGGGATGAAATTGATCCACTAACCATTCTAGCTGTAGCAAAAACCGCAGCCGCTGCAATACGTAAAGGCTGTGAGATGTACCAAGAGTACAAAGCGCAGGGGATGGAACTAGTCGATGCGTACGGGCAAGCCAAGGATGTCGTTGCTGATTTAAGCGGACACCTTGGCAATTTCTTTAAAGCGCATGAGCAGTTAGAGAAGCATGTACACGAAGAAGAGCTAAAGATTAAGAAGGCGCGTGACCCTGAGTTGTCCGTGAATCAAGAAGCGTTTAACAGAGTCATGGCAGTAAAAGAAATGAATAGGTTAGAAACGGAGTTACGCGAAACGCTTGTGTACCAAGCGCCCAAGGAACTCGGTGCAATCTGGACAGAATTTGAAGCAATGCGTGATAGGGTAAAAGCGGAAAGAGCAGAGGTTCAGCGTCAAGAGCTACTAAAGCAACAGGCAACTATATGGCGACGGGACTATATAAAAAGAAAAATCGCGGAGCAAATGACGCTGGTAATCGCGGTAGTGTTCATAACGTGTTGGTTCCTATGGCTAATGATACTGATAAGAACGAGCCACACATACCGTGGAGCTTACTCATCACCGTCCTTGTTCTGTGTATTGTGCTAGTCCTAGTGTTGCCGGTCATGGGTATTGCTTACATGGACATGAACAACGCTACGATTGCAGCGATGGAAGAAATACGAAAAATGCGTGAGCTACGCGCCAAGATATTAATGCAAATGCAGGGGGAATAATGCTGACACTACTTTCAACGCTTGTTAGTTTCTTGATGGGCGGTTTGCCCAAGATACTAGACTTCTTCCAAGACAGACAAGACAAGTCTCACGAGCTAAAACTAGCCCAGATGCAAACTGAAAGGGAACTGCAACTAGCCGCCGCAGGGTTTGTAGCGCAACAGCGCATAGAAGAGATTAAGTTGGACGAGATCAGAACCCAGACACAATCTGCGGAGAAAGTCTCGCTAATTGACGCACAACAAGCAGAGATGAGTGCCATCTACGCCCACGACATGAGCTTGAATGAAGGTACAAGTCAGTGGATGAAAGACTTCCGCGCCAGTGTGCGCCCCGTAATTACTTACGGGTTCTTCTTTCTACTGGTTGGTATTGATGCTGTGCTGGCGTACAAAGGTTTAACTAGCGGCGTGGAATTTAATGCGTTGGCTGACCAGCTATGGGACAACGAGACTCAGGCGCTCTTCGCTTCGATTATTGCGTTTCACTTTGGCGGCAGGGCGTTTGGAAAATGATAAGCCCAAAGGCTTTAAAAATGATTGCCCACCACGAGGGGGTAAGGACTAAACCTTACCGGTGCCCTGCACGGCTCTGGACAATTGGCGTCGGACATGTAATCGAAGCAAACCATGCAAGAGTGCCGTTTGAAGACAGATTAAGTTTGCCTTGCCCAGAAGGCTGGAACCGTGTATTTACAACGGAAGAAGTGGATGCCATACTTGCAAAAGACCTTGAGAGGTTTGAACGCGGAGTTCTTAGATATTGTCCTAGTGCTGGTACTCGCCAAGCTTGGCTGGACAGTCTGGTCAGTTTCAGTTTTAACGTAGGCTTGGGGACGTTGCAACGCAGCACGCTGCGACAGAAGCATAACCGGGGCGACTACGAAGGCGCTGCCGAAGAATTCTTGAAGTACACCAAGGCCGGGGGCAAAGTGCTCAAAGGTTTAGTGAACAGGCGCAACGATGAACGCGCAATCTATTTAGGAAACTAACATGGCAAGTACCTACTCACCCGACCTACGACTAGAGCTAATCGCCAACGGCGAGAAGTCAGGAACGTGGGGCACCATCACCAATTTGAACCTCGGCACTCTTATAGAAGACGCCATTGCTGGGGCGGCTACGGTAACAACTTCCTCCGCTGCACAGGCTCTAACGGTATTTAACGGGGCAGAAGATCAAGCACGGTGCTCGACCCTCGTATTAAACACGGTGGCTGGATCAAACTACTTTGTCTACGTGCCACCTGTTCCAAAGCTCTACGTTGTTAGAAACACAAGCGCAACCTACACCTGCACACTCTACGCAAGTACGGTATCAGGCAACACCACAGCGGCAGGTTCGGGCATTACGGTGCCGACTTCCACGTCCATGCTAGTGCGCTGCGACGGTACCAACATTGTTGATCAAACCAATTACATTAGCGGCGCGTTGGCAGTGGGTGGTAATTTTTCAGTTGCTGGTACGGCAACAGGTGTTACCCCAGCAGGGGGAGACAACAGCACTAAGTTTGCTACGACCGCGTTTGTTCAGAATATTGCGGGTTCTTCGTTCCCATCCGGCGGCATTATTATGTGGAACGGCTCGGTAGGTTCAATTCCTGCTGGCTGGGCTTTATGTAATGGTTCTGGAGGCACTCCAGATTTACGCTCTAGATTTGTAGTAGGCGCAGGGTCTACGTATGCTGTTAATGCAACAGGCGGTAGTGCAGATGCAACCTTGGTTAGCCATAACCACACATTTAGTGGAAACACAGACAGTGTTGGAGATCACAACCACTCAATACCGGGTAGTTCTACTAGCTCGGGAGGAAGTGGGGCATTTGAAAATAGAAACCCATCCGGAACTAAACAAACAGGAGATGCTGGCGGACACAACCACGGATTCTCAGGCACTACTTCTTCAAACGGTTCAAGTGCAACAAACGCAAACCTGCCTCCGTACTTTGCACTTTGCTACATTATGAAACTCTAAGGAGCAGTAAATGCCCTTGCAGAAATTACAGTTTAGACCCGGCGTTAATCGAGAAGGTACAACGCTTGCCAACGAAGGTGGTTGGTTTGAGTGCGATAAAGTGCGTTTTCGTTCAGGCTACCCTGAAAAAATTGGTGGGTGGTCTGCAATTACGTATACAACCTTTTTGGGTACGTGCCGTTCATTGTGGAATTGGATTACGCTAAAGGGCTACAACTTACTTGGCGTTGGCACACACTTAAAGTTCTACGTAGAGAACGGCGGTACCTACTACGACATCACGCCGATTACAACTACCGTTAACCCAATGGGAAACAACCCGTTTGCTACGGCCTACTCTACACTTAACGGCGGCATTACTGCTACAGCGACAACCATTACGCTAACTAGCACCTCAACCTTTCCTACCATTGGTGGGCGCATAAAGATTGATTCAGAAGAAATGATCTATGCCGCTGTATCGGGCAGTACATTAACAGGGCTAACTCGTGGCGTTAACGGCACTACAGCGGCTACACATAATACTGGGGCGGCAGTTGGTTGCGCTACGTTAATAGTAACGGACGCCGCAAAAGTAGTTGAGAATAATAGTTTTGTGGACTACAGCAACGTAACTACATTTAATGTGTTTACGTCCACAATAATGAACACCAATGCGTCTACGCATGTACCAAGTTTCCAAATGCAGTACCTGTCTGGCACAACATACGTAATAACCGTAACAGACCTAAGCACAGGGCAGTACGTATACTCTACAGCAGCCACTACAGGCGGCGGTGCGGCGGTTAAAGCTGAATACGAACTTGACGCGGGTTTGGAGATATATCAAGTTGGTACAGGTTGGGGCGCTGGCCCTTGGTCACGCGGTACATGGGGTTCAGGCTACACCGGAGCGTCTACAGGCATTGGCTTGCAATTACGTTTATGGAGCCAAGCTAACTTTGGTGAGGTTCTTTTATTCTCTCCTCGTGGTGGTGCTATTTATTACTGGGCACCGGGCGGTGCGGGTACGCCTGACTTTGCTACACGCGGGGCTGTTGTCACAGGCTCTGAAGTTCCAGTACAGACTAATCAGATTATGGTGTCGGATGCTACGCGTATTTGTATAGCGTTTGGCGCTACGTCGTATTCGTTTGATACCCCTGCCAGTACGTTTGACCCGATGTTAATTCGTTGGTCAGTACAAGAAGATTACACTGATTGGTTGCCAGCAGTTACAAACCAAGCAGGTAGCTACCGTTTGTCGCACGGTTCATTTATTGTTGGTGCGCTTCAGACTCGTCAAGAGATTTTAGTGTGGACAGATTCCACCGTGTATTCTATGCAGTATCTGGGGCCTCCTTATGTTTGGGGCTTTAACTTACTGTCGGATAACATCTCCCTCATTTCACCTAACGCTATGGCAACGGCTAACGGTGTGACTTACTGGATGGGTACAGATAAGTTCTATATTTATTCTGGTCGTGTAGAAACCTTACCTTGCTCCTTACGTCAGTTTGTGTTCGACGATATAAATATAGATCAGTCGTTCCAGTTTCTTGCTGGTACAAACGAAGGTTACAGCGAAGTGTGGTGGTTCTATTGCTCCGCTAATTCTGATGCGATTGATCGCTATGTGATATTTAACTACCTTGATCGCGTGTGGTATTACGGCACGATGGATCGCACAGCTTGGTTAGATAGCCCACTACGTCAGTTCCCACAGGCGGCTACGCTTAATAATTTGATTGTGTTTCACGAAGCAGCAGTTGATGACGGCACTACTAACCCACCTTCACCGATAGAGTCGTTTATTCAGTCGTCTGACTTTGATATTGGTGATGGGCACAACTACGGGTTTGTATGGCAGATCGTGCCAGATATTACGTTTGATGGGTCAAACACAGCGGCGCCGGGTTTTCCTTCAGTTAGTTTTACTGTGCGCCCACGTCAAAACCCCGGTGCTAACTACGGCACATCAAACGCGCCAGTAGTAGCGTCAACCGTTTCGTATGCATCGCGTAGTACGTACAACGTACAGCAGTTTACGCAATTGGTGAACACCCGCATCCGTGGTAGGCAGATGGCGTTTAAAGTTCAATGCGATACGTTGGGTACGCAATGGCAGTTAGGCACACCGCGAATTAATGTCAGACCTGACGGGAGACGTTGATGTCTACGGGTACAACCAAATTCCCCACGCTGCCACTGGCCCCAATCCAATACGACCAAAAATATCAGGATCAGTTAAACACTATTTTGCGTTTGTACTTTTCGCAACTAGACAACCCCGGCCCAAGCGCAGGTTCTACACAACGCATACTAAGCCCCATAAGTGGGGTGGAAGAAGTTATCTCTGGGTACAACTTTAGCGAACTTAATGCGGTTACTGGAGCACGTCGTATAAGTTTGCCAACACAAGCTGACTTAGCTGCAGGTAGGCTGCGTACGGGGGATTTGTACTACGACACGGCGACGTATGTCGTAAAGATAGCGCCATGACCCCCCAAGACCGCGCCTTAATTATGGTGTATGAGTCTGTAAAGCATCGCTTAACAATCGGGCTGGTTGAGTATATAGAGGCAGTAAAAGATTGGGAAGTTATACCCTTGACCGAATTAGGGCAAGTTATAGGTGGTGTGTTAGTAAAAAATAACGAGATTCATGTAGGATACGGGGTTAAGCCAATTGGGTCTATTCGGGCGTATATTCGGACCATCCTCGGTGGTGTAATAGATAAATACGGCTACGCCGTAACTCAAGTACGTGAAGAAAACCAAGCTGGACTACGGTTCTGCGAAAGGTTAGGATTCGTTAAATTAAGCGCACATGACGGTAAAATACTGCTTCGCTGCGACAGGAGTAACTACGCATGAGAATTCCAAATAAATTCAATGGTTATAGCCGTGATGGTATCCGGTTATATAACGACCCAGCTACGGCGGCTGCTATTGCGTCGGCGGGTACTAGTACTGGCACTATGGCGGGTGCGACCTTGATGGCAACCGGGGTGCAAGCGGGAACTACTGCAGCAATTGCTAGTAATATGGCGCTTGCTAATGGCATGAACCTTGGGTCTAATCTCTACAACGTTGGCAGTGGCATTAATAGTTTATTGAATAATGGAGCGTCACAAGCTATTGCTCCTCCTGTAACGATTCCAACGGCTCCTACTGGGATAGCCTCTGGGTTTAATGCGTCTAATTATTTGTCGGGTTTACAAACTCCTGCGGTTGAAGCCGCTGCACCGACTTGGGGTGGGGATGTAGTAAAAGCAATACAACGAGCGCCTATTTCTCCTGTAACTGACGCGGCAACACAGATTACGCCGACAGTTGATGCGCTCCAAAATATAAATCCTAGTCAAGGAATATTAGACGCAATACAGCCTAAACCGTTTAATCCGTATTCGTTTGACCCAAATGCACCACAAATAACACTTACGCGCCCAGATACTGTACCAGTAGAAAGCATAACTGCGGCTCCTACCCCTGTTGCATCGAATGTTATTAAGCCAGCAGACGGTACCCTTTCGCCAGAAGCTGTTGATAGAGTTAACGCGAGGTTCCAAGAAGATACGCGAAAATATCTTGATAAAATGGATGCGGAGAGAGCGGCACTTGAAAAAGCTCCTGCTACTAATTCATTCCTTGACCAAACCCGAAATAAAACAGCTCAAGACTTTGAACTAGTCAAACCAAATGTAGTAGACGACGCAACGAAAGTCGATGCTGCTGAAGACCCATTATCCCGTGCAAACCCCGATGCCAAGCTTACTACTGTACGCGGCAATATGACTGGGGGATCGTGGGAAGATACTAAACGCCTTTTTGCTAAACCAAATTGGCAGAACATAAAAGACTACGCGAATGAGCATCCTTATTTGACGGCTGGTGCTGGGTTATTGGCTTACAACATGATGAAGCCGAAACCTATGAAAATAAAAGAGGAGCCGCAATACGTTCGCCCCTATAAATCTACACGCACGATTAACCCAAACGTATCTTATTACACGCCATACAGCGGCGGGTCTACTGCAGAGCGTAGTTATTTTTCGGGTGGCTTAGAAGCGCTTCCTATATACCGTGCAGCTAATGGTGGTCTAACAAGCTTGGCTGTTGGTGGGCCTATAGAAACTATGGCGGCTATGAATGCTGTTGGTGAAAATCTTGGCTACCCACAGGCAAACTACCAAACGGACATTTACAGCAACCCCAACGTGCAACGCCCACAAGTAACGAACATGATCGCCCCATCAGGCGACGTACCAGTTGATCAATACACAGGCGAGCAGAAGTTTGCCGATGGTGGTGCAGCGGGAGAAGCTGGCGGGTATAAATATAGTTATGATCCGATAACCCAGCGGTTTACTCAATTGTCTGACCCTACATATGAAGCCGCGCAACAAGCGGCACAGATGGGCAATTCCGGTGGTTTAAGTAGCACTAGTTATGGTAACTATAATCCTTACGGCATACAGACCCAACCTAAAGTACAAACACCAGAACCTTTTGTTCCTGTAGTTACAGGCGGTATAGGCACACCTGTGGGGCAAACAATGGGACAGCCTACGCAACCTGCGGGAGTCCAACAAATTGCTCGGGCACCAATAAATATTCCAGCTTATCAAACGCCTGAACAGCAACTGGGATTGGGTGGGTTTTATGATTATATGAATCAGGAATTAGCTGGCATGCGCGGACAGCAAAATATGGCTTCTGGTGGTATTGCTGGATATAGTTTGGGAGGTTACTCAGATGGCGGACGATTGCTCAAAGGTCCCGGTGATGGTGTCAGTGATTCTATTCCTGCTTCTATTGGTAACCGTCAGCCCGCTCGTCTTGCTGATGGCGAATTCGTTATACCCGCCCGGATTGTGTCAGAAATTGGCAACGGCTCCACCGAAGCTGGTGCTCGTAAGTTGTATGCAATGATGGACAGAGTGCAGAAAGCTAGAAAAAAATCTACTGGTAAAAATAGAGTAGCTGTTAATAGCAGAGCAGATAAGTACTTACCAGCATGAACGACGAAGGCAAACTTGAATGGTTTGGCGGTAATCAAGATGCACTAATTGTGTATCGTATGCTGGGCGACCTTGCGCATATATGGGATGATTTGGTTGATAAAGATAAAGAAGTAACTGAACGGGGTATAAATAATGCGTTTTTAATGTGCCTTGTTTACTTACCTTTAAACCCATTTTATCAAGCCATCCAGCGCGATATTATGCCAATGTGGATAACAGTAGTGTCCGCATACCAGACGGCTAATAAGTTTGAGAATACCAAAGACGAGCACGGGGTAGAAATAGCGCACGGGTTGCGTTATGCCGCAGGAAATATTGTGGCATACATGGTGTACGTATGCGTGGGGCCGGATAAAGCTGCTGAATATATGCCAGACGTTTGGAAAGAAATGATGCCCGAACGTTTTAATGAATACCGTAAGGAGCACTTAAATGCTTAAGTTCTTAAAATACTTTTTTACCCCTGAGTGGTTTACTTTTTATATGGGTGGTGGTGGTGGCGGAAGTGCTCCTCCAACTCAACAGAACGTAACGCAAACTAGTGTCCCTAAGTACCTGCAGCCCAACATGGAGCGTCTTGCAGGTCAAGCGGAAGCTATTGCTAATGCCCCATATATACCTTACGGTGGGGAGCGCATTGCTGGATTTGATCCGATGCAGCAGCAAGCGTTTCAAGAAGCCGCTAATCTTGGCCCTGCACAACAGATAGGGACTGGTACGCAGCTAGCTGGTATGGCTGGTCTTGGCTCATTACAGGCCGGGCGTAACTATCAGAATATGGCGACTAACCCCAACGCTATTCAGTCGTATATGTCGCCTTATATACAAGGCGCATTAAACCCGCAGTTAGAAGAAGCTCGTCGGCAGTCTGACATTTCAGGATTGCAGAATATAGGGCAAGCAACTAGAGCCGGTGCGTTTGGTGGCTCTCGTTTTGGTCTACAAGAAGCGGAACGTCAACGTAATCTTGGCACGTTGCAAAATCAAATTTATGGTACTGGTATGCAGAATGCTTTTCAGAACGCACAACAGGCACAACAGTTCGGTGCAACATTAGGTCTGCAAGGGTATGGTCAAGGTCTGCAAGCTGCTAATACATTAGGTCAGTTAGGCCAGACTCAGTTTGGTCAACAACAAGCTGGCATGCAAGCTCGTGCAGCGGCAGGTCAGCAGCAGCAATCTCTGGAACAACAAAAACTTTCTCAAGCATACCAAGACTTTTTGGATCAACGTGGCTGGAATCAAAAGCAACTTACTTGGCTATCGGATATTTATCACGGTATGCCCGGAACACAATCGGTACAAAACATGTACCAAGCGCCACCTTCATTAACTTCGCAATTAACAGGAGCCGGGTTAACTGCATACGGCGCGTATAAAGCGTTTGGTGCAAAAGACGGTGGCCTGATGGGTATAGCAATGAAGAAATTGGAGGGTTAAATGGAAGATTTATCACTCGCGTCCCCCGAAAAGATTGCTTTAAAGTACGGTGGCAATAAACAAAAGATTGCAGACGCCATACGTATGAACGTAGTCCACCCTACTGTTGGGTTGATGGCAGGGTTATTTATCGACCGCATGCGTAATGCAGCAATGGACGAACAGAAACAACAGACCACATTAGCGCAAGACACGTTCGGCGTTCAGGGTTCGGGTACTGGCACTATGGCGGGTACTCAGTTAGGTATGCAAGGACAACAACTTCGTCCTCCTGCGCCTCCACAACAGCAGCAGCCTCAGCCCCAACCAACTCAAATGGCGCAAGCCCCTGCGGGCGTAGAAGGACTTCCTGCTGGTGACGTAGGCAATTACAGTATGGCTGGTGGCGGTATCGTTGCGTTTGGTGATGGCGGAGATGTGCCGGGATATGCTGGCACTGACGGCAGCGTAGTTGGTAGCGTGACCGATGCGCAAGCTAGAGCTTTGGGATTCCCTGATGCACAAGCTTATTACACCTACCAAAATACCGTTGGACTACCCGGCGTAATGCGTAAAGGGCCGACTGAAGCAAATCAGATTTCTCCAGTATTTGTTAAACCCACAGCACCTGCTAATCCTAACTTAAATGCGTTTGGGCTACCACGCCCTGACCCAACTGCTAATTTGACACTTGCTGCACAAGAAGCTAAAAAGTTAATAACTGTACCAACAGTAAAAACGCCAGAGCAAGCTTTTGAAGCACAAGAACAAATGGAGAAGCTAGCTGGGGTCAAGAATATATACCCAGAGCAAAAACAACTGATTGAGAAAGACCGTGAGCAATTAAAACTTGATCGCGAGGAAGCTAAGAATATGGCTATCCTCCAAGCTGGTTTAGGTATTTGGGGTGGAGAATCCCCATATGCGGCGATTAATATTGGTAAGGGCGCGGCACCCGCGATTCAAACATTGGCTTCTGATCTTAAAGATATTAAGAAAGCCGAGAGAGAACTTACTCGCGCTGAGATGGCGGTGGATACAGCCGAGAATAACTACAAGATAGATAAATCTAAGTCGGCATATGCTAGGGTTGAGAAAGCCGAAGATCGTAAAGCCGATGCTGAAAAGACACTTGCAAGTGCAACCACCGCACTTAATAATTCTATTACTTCGGCAAAGACCGCCGAATTTACAACAGAGACACAAGCCGTATCTCACCTTAAAGGGATTGAGAAGCAAATAGCAGGACAGCTTGAAGCTACTGGTATGAACAATGCATCTGCCCTTCGTGTTGCGGGTGTTTACACTGCTGGCTATCAGGCTTTAGAGAAACTACGTCAACAAGGTATGCCTGACGCATTCAAGATGGCTAATAGTCCAGAGATGCTTTCCTCAATGCCGGGGTCAACATTTAAAGCTAGGTTGGAAGCAGTTACAGCGATGACTCACCCTAGACCAGATGTTAAGAATGCGCTACTTAATGCCACTTCACAGATACAGAAACGCGCTGATGATGAGTGGGCTAATATGTCATTGATTAACAAAGACATTAAAGCTCTTAAAGATAAAGCTTCTAAAGGTGATGTTGACGCTCAAAAAGAATTGACGAAGCGTAAAGAAGCTGTATTTGAAAGTAAATTACAAGAGTTTTATGCAGGGTATGAGAATCTTCGTGTAGGTGCCGGTGGTTCTGAGGGAGATAAATTACCAAGAACTAGGCCGCCTTCAATAGATGAATGGATGGCTGCAGCTAAAAAAGCTAATCCTAACGCAACTGATGAAGAGCTAAGAGCCTACTACACTCAAAATTACGGAAGATAATTATGGCAATCATTGATCCCTTTGCGCCTCAGAGAAGGGCAGAGAGTAGCATCATTGACCCTTTTGCCCCTAAAGCTCCTACAGGGATCATTGACCCTTTTGCCCAAGCACAACAGCCGCTAATAACAAACCCGTTCGCTGATCAGAAAGCTGCGGAGCCTCCTGTAGAACCATCTAATTTATGGGAGCTACCTAAAGGGATTGTGCGTGGAGGAATCAACTTACAAAATATCCCTGCTGGATTACAGCAGCGGTACTACGCGCTTGGTATGGACGTACCAGATACAGCGCTTACTGCATTCGACAAGATCGATGCTGGGGAACTCAAGTCTAAGAAAGAAATCAATAATTTCCTTGGGGTAAAGAGAGATATTGCCGAGGACATAACAAGCACACTGGGGTTAGAAAAAGGAAGAAAAGGCCCCGGAGAAGTTTTACGTTCTATTGGTCTAGCACAAAATTATCTAAATGCATCCCCAGAAGACCGTAAGAAATTACGTGACGAAATGCAGACCGAACTTCAAGACAAGTCTCAAAAGTTTGGCGAAGCAATTGCTTATAGTGAACAGATCAAAAAACAAGCCGAGCCTTATGCCCCTCGAATAGATAAGTTTACGGAAATTGGTGGACTCGGAGATACTGGTAGTTACGTTGCAAGTAAACTTGGCGAGGCTATCCCACAGTGGGCGCCAGTAATTGCTTCCGGTCTATTAGCTAGAACTCCCGGTGTTGTTGGTACTAGCATCGGTATGGAGCTTGGCCCTGCTACGCAAGATCGTGTTGAGTATATTACTAAGCAAGTACAGAAAGAACCTGATCCAGAAAAACGTGTCGCTGCAATTGCTAAATACGTCCGTGATACAAAAGACGTTACGTTAACTGCGGCTACTGTTAGTGGATTATTTGACGCGGTTCTTGGCCCTGAAGCCGACATCGCTAAACGTATCTTGTCTGGAGAATTACGCCAGCAAACTCGTAGAGAAATTTTAAACGCACTTCCAAAGGTTGCAGCTAAGAGCGGTGCTAGTGAATTCTTAACTGGTGGTCTGCAAGAGACTGTGATGATCAACGCCGAGCGTATGCTTGGTGAACAGACTGGCGATGCGTTCACTAAAGAAAACATTATACGTGTAGTTGATTCTGCGTTATCAGAAGCTATTGGCGGTCTTGGTATGTCCGCTACGATAGAAGGCACGCGAGCAGTAGCAGCTAAGAAAAATGTAGCCGAAACGAATACTCGTGAAGGTCAAGCAATCCGTGACCTCGACGCACTTGCAGATCGAGAGGAAGCCGCACCACCTGAAGGTCCCACTGCACGTACGTTAGACAGTCTTACTAAACAAGAAGTAGAAGGTGTACAGCGTCAGTTGTATGCAGAACTTGGTCGCCCCGCAAACGAGCAGGAGCTTCTAGGAGCATTTAATGATTACCTTGCAGAGCAGAACGCAGGTATTGGAGCTGAGTCCGGAGCTGATGTCGCTGGCGTTTCTGATACTGGTGCAGAACAACCCGCTGGAGGAACCGATACCGGAGCCGCTGCAACACCTACTACCGGAGGACTGGATGTATCTGGAGTTCCTGCTGATCAACCTGAAGCTGGAGCAGGAGCGCAGCCAAGTACATTAGCGGAATTAGAAGCGCAAGGAGATACTGCTTATGATTCGCTTTTACAGGCGCAGCAACTACAAGATGATGTAATGGCAGAAGGCGGTTCTGCATGGACAGAATACCAAGCCGCCGAAAAAAGATTTAATTCGCTTACTGAAAATACTCCAGAAGAAGAACAGGCATCTGCGTATCAGGCATTTGAAGAAGCAAAGCAAAAATTAGATGAGGTAGGAGTTAGACTTAGAGAATCTATATATAAAGTAGAAGAAGCAACGCAAATATTTAATGATTTAAACGAACTTGTAAAAGAAGCTAGGGCTAATGCAACACCAGTCGCAGAAGAAGTATTGGATGAGGAAAAAGTAAGAGGCGGCGTAGATATAGCCGCGCTTGAACAAGAAGAACTTGCTCGACACGATGCAGTAAGAAATATTGTAGAACAGCAAAAAGCGCTTTTGACTAAGGCTGGTCGCATCCCGGCAAAGAACTCCCCTGCCCGTAAAAAGTATGAAGAGCTAGAACAGCAGCGCATAGAAGCGCATTGGGATTGGGTTGCGTCTGAGAAAAAATTAATGGACGCTAGAACCGCCGAAACAAAAACACGAGAAGATGCAGAGTTAGCAAAGAACCCTGAAGTAGTTGCTGCTAGACAAGAAGTTGAAGCCGCAAATAATGCGTACTTTTCGGCAGCGTCTGCTGAAGAAAGAAATGCGTTAGCGCAGAGAAGACAAGAAGCATATATTAAGTTAGGGCAAGCCGAACTTAAAGCTAAAGGAGTTTTAGAGTCGGTTGATACTGAAGATACATCTGCTGATATACAGGATAAAGACATACTACCTAATCTTGCACGTCGTTTATCGCAGGTAGACGTTTCTCTTGCGGACATGGTTCCGCAAAATCAACATGGGGTTAACCGTATCAACCAACTGTGGAATGACGGTGCAATAACCTATTTTGAGTACACCCGTGAGATGAATAAACTTACGGAACGTCTTGCTGAACAACGCGCAATGCGTAGCGCCACTAGGTCTAATTTACCAAGAGAGCGTGGATTTGGTAGGGTTGTCAAAGCGTTGGAAGACGCAGCTAGGCAAGGGAAAATATCCCCACAGATGGCTGATATGGCAATCTGGTTCCTTACGCAGAACCGTGCAATGGCTGCGGATTTAGCTATATCTATTGCCGAGCCAACTAATACTAGAGGTTCTATTGCCGATAGCGCTGACGGTATATACCAACGAACACAACGCCTCATAAACCTATTCTTGGTTCGCGATAGAAACGGTGTGTATAGGGAGATGGACGACCTTACAGCAGTGCATGAAATACTGCACCATATGGAAAGGATGCTCCCTGACAATTTACGTAAGCTAATACGAAATGAATGGCGCGTAAGACTTGAGGTTACTACAAAAGAAGCAGAGCAAAAGCGTAATAAAGCTAATGCTGAAATAGAAAAGCAAACCAAAAACTTAAGTCACCCCGATATTAATAAACGTATTGAGGCTGAAAGTAAACTAAGAGAGTTACGTGAGGAAGTTGTACGCCAAGAAAATATATTAAATTACCTCCATGTTGTTGCAGAAGCTAATGCCACTCAGGATGCATCCGCATTTAACAGGGCGCTAAATATGATTTTACGAGGTGAAGTACCTCGTGCGCTTTACGCATTAATGAACCCTTCAGAGTTTTGGGCGGTTACTGGCTCTAATATTATCGCCGGTAGGTACGGTGTAGCCTACCAAAATAGATTCCGTAGGGTCATGCAGTACCTGAAAGAACTTGTACAGAAACTAAAAGAAGTTTTTGCGCTACCAAGTGATGACCCTATCATCCGTGGACTAAATGCCGTGTTGCGTGGGGATGGTACGTTTGTAAGTCGTGAAATGTTGATGGACGGCGAGAACATAGTATTCCCAAATATAAACCCCAACAAAGGTTGGACTACGGCAGAAACCGAAATCAGTGCAGAAGAGAAAAAACTTCAAGAGCAGTTTAATAGGGCCGGAGACTTACATCCTTCTGTAGTAGAGGCTATAAAGAACAACGACCTCAACGGTGCATTAAAAATACTCTCTAAGGGTATGACTGGGTTCTATGGAGAACTAGCTACAAAACTTTTGGCGCTTAACTTACAAACTACTATCGGCTTTGATAATACTGCACAGATTGCACAGAAAGCGATTGATAGACTTGTAGGCCCACAAATCAGTCGGATTATGAGTTATGTGGAGACCGCTAGCCCCAAGATATATGCACAATACTTTTATGACTACCGCAACCCTGCAAATATAGGGAGAGTAGCTTCTGGGTTAATTATTCTTAGACTGCAGCTTGGTGCTGGTCAGTATGCAACTTTTGTTAAAGGTCTTGGGCCGATTGCTAATGAAATTAAAGACGTAAGTATTGTGTATGAACAGATGTCTAACATCAATAATATACCGGGCGCGTACTTTAATATATTCGACACTATTACCTTAAATAGCAAAAAAATTCGGGGTATTGGTAATAGAGTATTCTTACATGAAGTAGTTCACGCAGCTACGGTTTCATTACTACAGGCAAACCCATCTCAGCTTACACCTGAACAACTTGCTGCACGGAATGAACTAGAAAAACTTTATAACCTTGCTAAAGATAATATAAAGGTTAACCACTACGGGTTTCGCAACGTAAAAGAATTTATTGCTGAACTGTTTACTAACCCTGAGTTTGCTAAAGAATTAAAGAAGATTCCATACCCAGCAGCGGCAAATTACTCTGGAGAATCTGGGCTTTTAGCTAGGTTTGTTAACGCTATCTTCAAACTTGTTGGGTTTAATAACCTTGCTAGTCGTGCAATGACGGAAGCTGAGAAGTTATTTACTGCCACTCGATACCAAGAAACTAAACCTTCAGGCCCAGACTTTGCTCAAGGTAAGAAGCGCGGTAGACGCGTACGTGGCCCTATATCTACTCCTACTAGCTATCGCGATGCAGAGAGCCAGCAAAGCTCAATCCTGCAGACTATGAAGGATGCTTATGCAGGTCGCATGGAGTGGAAAACAGCAATAAAGATTATTGGCCCTGCGGTGTGGGATTCAAAGAGCACTATGTTGCGGGAAGTAACCCTTCCTGTACTTAACCTAACGCAGCTTGAAGATTTAACTCGTACTAAATTTACTCAGCTTACTGGCGCACTTACAACTATCCGTGACATGGTTGCATACCGCGCTAAGAAATTAAACGTCGCTTCGCAGATTACCGCCGATTGGGTTAAGTTACAGAATAAGAACTTTGCTCAATCTCAGTTGATGGGTCGCATCATGATGGAAGCGACGATACGAGGCGTTGATCCAGACACCGCACAACCGGGTACGTTAAACCCCGAAATGCAAAGAGCTTGGAACGCGCTTAAACCTGAGTATAAAGATATTTATCGGCGCGTTCGCAACTTCTACGCTAACTCCGTTAATGAGATGGTGCGCGAAATGAAGCGTAGGGCGGCAGCTATTCAAGACCCTGTTGAACGCGCAAAACTAATTAAAAAGATTGATGAGCAATTTGGCCCAGATAAATTAGTCAAGCCGTATTTTCCACTACGTCGTTTTGGTAACTACTGGTTCCAAGTCGGTTCGGGTAACTTCAAAGAGTTTTATACATTTGAAAGTTCACTTGCACGCAACGTTGCTATGAATCGTAGGCAGAAAGAACTGGCAAGAGGAAATGTTAAACAAAAACAGCTTGGCGAATCTATCCGTAAAGGTAACGGCATCTCTGAGCTTTACAGCCGAAACGTAGGTACTACTCAGGTATTGAAAGATGTGCAAGAGTTAGTAGATTCGATTTCTGCTACAGATACTGCCGACTTAAAAGAACAGTTGCAGGATAGCTTGAATCAGCTTGTATACGTGCTACTCCCACAGCAAAGCATGCGGAAGATGTTTATCAACCGTAAAGCAATTCAAGGTGCTAGTTCAGACATGCTTCGTGTATTCGCTACTACTGCGGTGCATAGTGCGTATCAGCAGTCTCGGTTTATGTTTGCGGAAAAGTTCTTGCAGAACTTAAACAACGCACGAAGCGAGATTGATAGCGCCGAACAGGCTAAGATGCTGAATGCTGACCAAGCAGCTATGCACAGAGACTTTATTAACGAAGTAGAGAAACGCGTGCCTAGTATTATGAGCAACGAGGATACAAGCCTTGCTGCACAGGTAGCGGGTAAAGCCTCAGAGCTTACGTTTTACTATATGTTATCGGCTCCGTTTACGGCAATACTTAATACGCTTGGCGCAGTGCAATTAGCTATGCCGTATCTTGGCGGGTCGTATGGATACCTCAAAGCAAATACGTTGCTTGTGAAGAACTTAGGTGTGTATCTTGGTACGGTACCTAAACGCGTCTTTAGTCCTATTAAAAATGGCACGGTTGTAGGAGTGCATTTCCCTTCCATTGTGGAGGGTGCAAATCTTTCTCCGTTACTACGTCGTGCAGCGGATCGGTTTATCGACAGCGGACAGATTGATATATCCATAACCAACGACGTTATGAATCTAGGAGACCGCCCATCGCAGCTATATACAGGCGTGGGTGCAATGGTTAAGAAAACCATGTCCGGGTTGTTCCACCAATCTGAACGCATGAACCGTGAAATTGTTTTGATGACTACGTTTGAACTAGCGTACGAAAAACTATTAAATGAGTATCAGCGCCAACCGGGTATGGAAGGATTACGTGGAGTCTTCTTGCGGGACGCTAACGGAAATAAAATAAAGAACACACCAAACCAAGCGTTTGAGCTTGCTATTGAAGAAGCTACGCGGGTAGCGGCACTTACTTTAGGTGACTTCTCTCGGCAGATGAAGGGGCGTGTTTTTGCACATCCAGCCGGTATGGTGCTTTTGAAATTTAAACAATACCCAATCTTGGCGATGTACGCTCTTGGGCGGAATTTAGATTACGCGGTTAGACCTTTTAATAAAGAAGAAATTGAGCAGTATAAAAACATGTTGGAAGCGGAACTTAAAACCGCTCCTAACAAAGACCAAATTATTGCCCAACGGGTAGAAGAAGTTGAAGCCCAGCAAAAGGCGCTTGGCAAAGAAGCTCGTCGTCGGCTTGCGGGTATTCTTGGTATGACCGCTGTCCTAGGTGGTCAGGCTGCAATGCCATACTTCTCTTTGGTTATTGGCACTCTCGTCAAGATGTTTGCTGGTGATGATGACGATGACTATTTTAATTGGGAAACTTGGTTCTATAACTATATGGAAACCGAATTTGGCGGATACCTTGGTGGTATGCTTGCCAATGCAGGTGTGAAACCAGAGACCGCAGAAAAAGTTGGTCGTACCGCTGGAGAAGTTGTTTCCCGTGGTGTACCTTCAGCTATGGGTATGGCTATATCAGATCGTATTAGCTTAGACCCTAAAGCCCTTCTGTGGAGAGATGGTCGTTACTCTCCTGATGCCCGTGAAAGTTTCATCGAATCAATAATAGCTAACGCAGGGCCGGTTGTTGGGCTTGGCTTACGGGGCACCGAGGTATATCAACTTGCAAAAGAAGGTCAGTATTCGCGTGCAATTGAAACGGCGATGCCAGCGATTGTAGCTAAACCCATGTCCGCTGTACGTATGGGTAAAGAGGGGGCAACCACCAAGGGTGGCGATGTGGTACTGGATGACTTTACAGCCACAGAATTAGCTATGCAAGCAATCGGCCTTCAGCCTGAACGCCTAGCCCAAAAACAAAAAGCCGCTATTGCGATGAAACTTAAAGAGCAAAAGATTTTGGACGAACGCAACGCAATCATGAACCGGCTATGGATGGAGCGTGATAATTCTGAAGCGTTTGATGATGCTCTTGAACGGGCAAGTGACTTTAGTTCAAAGCACCCCGGCCTAGCTATCACCCCTAAAAAAATCAGAGAGTCATTTAAGAAGAGAGCTACTCGCGCTGCTGAAACAGAAGCTTTCGGTGCGGACATTACCAAGAAACTGCGTAGTGAAGTGTCGGAGATGGGTGAGTTTGCTGAAGACGAGGACTAAAAAAGACCCCCGGCGAAGAGGGGATGCCGGGGGTATAAAGCCTCTTAGCCAAGCGAGAAGAATGCCAAGAGGGTAACACAGGAGAAACAACGTGAAAAAAACGTTGAGTGCCCATCATACTACTTAATTCTCCAAACTCGCAAGCCTCGAATACCTTCTTCGATTACAACTTTACTAATTACTTTAAATCCAAGTCGGCGAGCAACGGCTCTCACATCTTCTCTGGCTTGCTGTGCATGTATGCAAGGGATAAAAAAGGAAGCCCCTATCGGGAACTTCCTCCAATTCACATTGTAGCTAACCCCATCAATGACCATCAGTGCCGGTGGCTAATGCCTCACCATCTGCAACGTTTTCGGCTTTCGCCGCATCGATGTATGTATCAGGATCAAGGAAATCGCCACGGGAGCAATCAAAAACATAAGTATCTACTGGCGGGGTGCTTGATAGCTTTGTGCCTTTAGACATCCGTTTTTTGATAGCACCGACGTAAACTCCTTCCGATGCCAACGCGTTCAAAACATCCTTTAATGTTATCTGGTTCTTCGAACAATACTCGCGGAACTTCTTAGAGATGATAAAGAGCTTCTGAGTATCCGGTTCCATACGCACCGTCAACTCCCCTCGCGGCTCCAGAATCGGCAGTAACTCGACCCCCGTGCGTTTATCTATCTCGTCGTTAATAACCAAAGTATTCTGGCGCTGTTCGTTCCAATACTCTCCTACTACGCTAGCATAGCTAGATGCAGGGGGCTTAATCTCCTGACGCATCTGAGTGAACTCTTTAACTAACCACTTGAACACTCTGCCAACATCGATGTCTATCAAACCAAGTCTACGTGCAAACATAGCACCGGCAATATTGCAAGCTGCCACGCCTGACCAGAAACGCTCTCGGTTTGTAAAGCCGACTTTGCGGTCGATAAGAAGCTGTATGTCTTTTATTTCCCTGATACGTTCTTCAAGGTTACAAACCAGATCACGGAGGTAGATACGCCCAGCATGTCCGTAGTTGGTGTACAACTTAGGGAAGATTTCGTCGGCTTCCTCTTTCGTCATTACCTTAGTCTCAGGAATGCTGTACTCGATAACACGCATCAACTCACCGTCTGCCGTTGCCTTTAAGGACTTCAGCTTATCTACAGCAGAAGCATTTGAAGAACATAAGAGGATTGTTTCCCATCTAGCGAAGTTATTACGCTCGGCGTTTTCACTAGACTTCATCCTAGCTCTACCCCTACCCTGCGAAGCAGCGTATGACAGGTCAGAGAAATCCTCTGGAGTCATCTTAGTAAGCTCGTCACAACCAAGTGGTAAATTGTTCATTACCCCTAGCCTATGTAGCTTGACGTTCATGGTATCCCGCTGAATCAACATCACTTCTTCTGGGTGCCCATAGATGCTATGCATCGCTTTGATCGCCGTGGTTTTACCCGTGCCTGATTGGTTGTTGATCATGTTGATCAGGGCACCTTTGAGGTTTAAGTGTTTCAGTAACGGTGCGCCGAAACCGGTAAAAAACCCAAACGCCATAGGCTCAAGCCCCGGCATGTCATACACGCTGATTACCTTCTTCCATTCTTCCAACGAACCTACAGGAATAAAATAATCAGCAAGGGGCGCAGTGTAACTTGATGGGGGACTATAGCGGTCACCATCAGCGCATATCTCGGTATCTCCTATAACGAATGAACGATTACTATCAGTCCACCCGAACTGAGTACGCATAATGTCTGCTCCTTCTCTGCATTGCAGTTCTTTTGTAAATCTGACGATGTAAGCCATGATCGTGTCCATCTGTTTTTTCATCGCGATAACGCCAAACCACGCCAGTTTTTCTCGTAGCTTTTCTGTGGTCAGCAAGTCAACCGCCGGAAGTGCAAACTCTCGCACACCATCTTTGGGAGTGTGCAATCGCATCCAGACAACTTCACCATGCTGAGGGTCTTTCATACGTTTTACTACGTAGAGGTCATGCTCATAAATAAGCACGGCTTCGTCTTCATCTTCGTCGTCTGCTTTCTTGTACACACCACCCGTCTTACCGCGAAAATATGGGTACGGGTATTCTGGTATGGTGTAAGTCACCGGCTTAATCGCGTCGGCTGCGGTAAACTGCACGACGTTATCTTCTGGTTCTGCCGCTACAATTTCCTGCCCAAGCACAATAGGAGATGTGATCTTGCCTTTATTCGGACAATTATTACAGCCGTCAGGGTTGATCTTGCTAAACGCGTCGCAAGTGTATGGCCCTTTTATCCTCGATGCTTTGTTTAAAGCTCCCGACTCTGAATACTCAGGATGCTTAAACGATATGTCATGCACAGCCTTTTCCATATCCACACAATGTGCGGCTATAGATAACGCGGCTCTCCATCGAGGCTCTTCTAAAGTCTCTTGATCTGCAACTGCTGAAGCTAACTGAGGGCAAGCGTTATCTTTCTCAACCTTCATCATAATGGTCGAGAATCGAGATTGCTTATTACCCATCAACGATTTTGTTAACTCGTTAATCTGAGTGTGAGCATACTCAGGAGCTTCTTCAAGTATGCCTACGATGTTTTTAAATTCCTCGTAAATAGTCTCAGTGCCAATACACATCAAGACTACATCTAACGGAGGGTCGCTTTTTGTATTAAATGTTTCGGGTATGCGAAGAATAGAAGCCGCATCAGCAGTACGAGCAGGGTCTGCATGGAGTCCACGTTCGTGGCAAATTATCTTTAACCTGTCAGCAACTGGCTTCCATTGTTGCCGAGTGATAGGCTCCTTGAGCGCCCAATAAACATGCACCCCACGACCTGAATTAACTAACGTTGGTTTAGGTAAGCCGAGATCAGCACAAAAATGTTTAAGTGCTTGTACTCCATCTCCTTGTGACGCGTATGGCTTGCCTTCGCCGCAGTCAATATCCAACCAGAACGCTTTGATGTTCTTGACGTTGTCGGTCGTGCGAGTGCTATTTATTTCGTACTTAGAACAAGCAAAGTAAACGTCATAGTTCTTTGCTAGTAAATCATCTATTTCCTGATCAACTTCCCCCAGAGTTTGCACGAATACTTGCTTCGGCATTCCGGTCTTCTTTAGACCCACTACGCAGTACCATCCTTCATCGGAGAGTACAGCGGACAACAAGTCTGTCTTTGCCATTTTTATCGCCGCCAATGCCGAGGTTATAGGGAGAACTTAGCTCGTTTCAGCATGTCCCATATCTTTTCAGCGTTAGATTTGCGAGGTACCCATTCGCCTACAAACCATTTGTAGATAGTCATCCTACTAACGCCAAAATATTCTGCTACATCTGATACTGGAATTTCTTTGGTAATGCAGAAGCGCCCCAGCGCTACACCGGGGCTTTCCACACTAGCCGCTAAGTTCGCTTTGGTGATTCTTGAAGCGTAACCACGGTTGTCCATGATTAGTCATCAGTTGACCAGCTATTGATCACATCCACAAAGTCCTTCTTCGCAGCAGGTTCCGCGTTCTTCTTCGTCGTACGCTTTGTCGGCTCACTAACTTCCTCAGCTTCGACCTCAACCTTGGCTTCAGGTTTCGCCAACGCTTTTCGTTTAGCACCATCAGTAGTCGCAGGGGTCTGCGTAATCGCCGCTTTAGCTGCAGGGCTGTCACCTTTTTCACGAGCAATCTCCCATTGTTCGCGGGTCAAGAACTTAACTGGCTTGAAGGTCAACTTAGGAGTATCCGAGTCGGAGTCCAGACGCATCTCTGTTATGAGCGTATTGATATTCTTACCTTGCGAACCAACGTATTTAGCGTACTGTTGGAAAGGCATCTTGTCGGCATCGCCACGACCAAAGATAGAAGTAGCTGCTAACGCCAACTGGTATACGTCACCTTCAATATCATCAGCCAACAAAACAGCTAGACGTTGTTGGAATCGGCAAGCGCGTGAGTCACCATTACCAGAACCTTTAATGTTCTGTGGGCAACCTTCGCATGATGTGTATTGTGGGCTTTCAATGCTTGCATCAGGACGCTTACCGTCATTTGACCAGCAATCAGGTGCAGCAGTCTCACCAGCTACGTATTTACCGGCATAGAATTGACGAGCGATGTCGCGACCACCGTTAACAATAACGACGTTCATTGCACGGTTTTCGTTCTTAGCTACTTCCTCACCAGATACCATGAGGCGAAATACGCCACCACGAATAGAGATGCGCTTAGTAGAAGTATTACCAGCAAGCGATTTAGTTAAGTCATCAAGCTCAACGTCTTTTAAGTAGTCGGGCAGATTGTTTGATTGAAACAGAGTAAGATCACTCATTTATTTCTCCTAGTTATTTATGTTTGATGGTGAACTCGTATTCACTGTCTACATGCAATCCGGGAGGGTGCAGTTCTGGATTACCCTCCATGAAATCTTTCATGTTTGTTTGGTGAATACGTTTTTCTAAAAGCCCCATAGCCGCATGTTCTTGCATAAAGCCGTAAAAGCTTTCCCAATCGTTAGTCCAATAACGATTTTTGACTGTACGGTATGCGGTGTAATCGGGGGTAGAAAAAGTGGTAGCGCCAGTCTCTTTAGACAATTCAAGCAGCTTGTGTTTCAGCACTGCCATTTGTTCTTCAAGATCAGCGGTGTTGCTTTTGTATGCGCGATAAAGCTCTTCTTTTTTATCACGTATTTTTACATACGTCTCGATAATTTTATCGATAGGTAGATCAGTTGCCATTGGTTTCTCCTAGTGTTCGGCAAAAGCCGATTTCTTATACTACCATACTTCTTTACAGTGTCAAGAACTATTCGCTTATTTCGTTCTTGTATAAATCGATTATCTTGGTGTGGTAACCAAGTTTATCTTGCAGCGCCGCGTAAAGTTTTGTCTCTACAGGACTGCCTTCTATATGCACTACAGTAACAGGGTTCTTCTGCCCTTGTCTATGTACCCGCGCATTTGCTTGTAGGTAATACTCAATGGATGTTATTGGAGCGTACCAGATGACAACATTTGCAGCGGTCAACGTAACTCCATGCGCAGCGGCTTGTGGTTGAATGAGTAATACTTTTGGGTCTGTCTCTTCTTGAAACTTTTTAAATATCTCAGTACGTTTATGCACCGGCACTTCGCCGTTAATTACTTCGCAAGTAACTTTTTGTTTTGCTAAAAAATCTTTAATTATGGCTATCGTATGTGTGAATGGCACAAATACTAAAACTTTTGCTGTCGCTTCTTCAATGACTTCTAACATTGCATTTAGTCGATCAGATACGTCAAACTCCACTACGCTACCATTGTCGGTGTAGACCGCGCCTCCTGCTATCTGTAACAACTTAGTGAAATTTGCTGCGGCGTTTACGGCAGATATATCTTCCCCTGCTGCACTGATCAGCATATCTTTTTTAAGTTGTTTGTAATACTTAACCTGCTGCGGTGACATAGGGACAAAGCGTGATACGTGCGTAACATCAGGCAAGTCAAGACACTCAGCTTTGGTGTATCGAATTGCTGGCTGTAGCAACCTATGTACCGTTTGTTCAGAGCTAGTCTTTGGCACCCATATGAACCTAGTTAACTGCGTCATTACGCTATCTCGGAACGCGGTATACATAAGAGGGGCACGTTCAGGCACACACATTTTTGCTAGCCCATATGCATCCAATGGTGATTGTGCTGCAGGAGTTCCAGTCATCATCCACATCCATGTCTTTGAAGATGTTATTTCTTTCAGAGCTTTAAAACGCTTAGTGCGATGGTTCTTGTACGCATTAGCTTCATCAACAATGACTAGATCAAAGCCGCCTTTTTTAATCTCGTCTTTCACGATGTCGAGGCCATCAAAATTAATGATGACGTACTCGGCAACGCCGTTGATGATTGCTTTTCTTTTAGAACGGTCACCATAAGCAACGTCCACGCTACGGTGTACAGCAAACTTAAATAGGTCGGCTTGCCATGCAGACTGCATGATTGATAGAGGGCAGATAATAAGTACGCGGTTTATCTTACCTTGCTCAAGCAGATAATCAGACGCCCAAATAGCCGACGCGGTTTTACCTGTACCTTGCTCGTTAAAGCAGAACGCACGTTGGTTGACTGTCATGAAAGACGCTGTGTCTTTCTGATGTGACATCGGTGCGTACAAGCCGGGCCAGTTATAGTCTCTCAGTATTGGAGAAGGAACTTTGCGTATGCCTACTTTACTTAATGTACGCGCTTCATCCAAACCCCAAAACACCACTACTTCACTAACATCTCCTTGCTGCGCTACTACCTTACTGCGCTTAACAGTTTCGGTAATACGGCTAGGCCATTTGGTGCGCACTACCAACAACTTATTATCGACTATTTGCATTTAAATATTCTTCTTTACGGTATGGTCTGACTTTCGTGGATATGAACGATTGTCACTTGCAGTCTTAACGCGCAAGTTACCTTTCGTAGTCTTACCGCCTTTAGACAACGGTACTTTGTGGTCAACGTCTTTACCGTCACCCTTATGCACCTTACCTGCTTCCATCATGATGCGCCGTGCTTTATTACGTTCGGCGCGTTTCTTCTTTACCTTCTCTGTACCGTCATACGTTTCGTACTCATGTTTGTATGGGCGTGGTTTATTTACGTACGGCATCATCGGCTCCTTGTCTACGCGATGCAGATAAATATGGGCTTACATTTTTACGCTCTTGGCATACTTTGCAAACCCACCGGTTAATCTTTCCAGTTTTCCTTGTCATGCCGCCCTCGGTAGGGCGTGTTGCTTGGCATGCAGTACAAAATTTAGTATCCATTATTTCCACTTCAAATCTTCTTGTTTCGCTAAAAGGTCAACTAGCTTTGTCATCCCAACCATTTTCACTTCTTCATTCATTAAATCTTCCTCTTCCTGTGGGGGGAGATCAAATATCACGGTACTCAGGCGGGAGAACTTAGGGGCTGTTACCACACAATCATATCCGTTCCATGTGAACTTGTTAAGGCCACGTAGATGTTCTTTAATGGTAATTTTCTTATCTTTTACAATGCGTTCATGCTGACTTACATAATGGATAATCTTTTTGCGTTGTCCATTTGCTGCACGAATAGTTAGGTCTCGGTCGGCAAAGTATTTCTTTGTGTCCATCCGGTCTAGGGAGAACACTAGTCGTTGCTTACCCCGCTTTACAGATACGTTCCAGCTTTCGTCTTTACGCTGTGTCCACCAATCGAATACATTTTTAAAGATTATCTTGTAATGGTGTTGCACCTTGCGCAAGTCTTTATTCTCCATCTCATGCACATGCATCATTGCGGGGTTGCCGTTCCACTTCTTGTTGTAGTGGGTGCGGTCTCGCTCACTACGCGGTCTATTTTTTATCCCAACTATCTCTTGTCGCTGCTCTCGACATATGGACACTTTACCTGTGTACTTATCAATAACTACATACATGACAAGCCACATTAGTTTGCCGTCTAACTTAACCACTTCCCCAAACCTGTATGGGTGCCCCGGCAATGGCTCTACGCCTAACGGTAGTCTTGACAACTTCAAAGCGTAAAATACCTGTGGGGATACACTTTCTTCAGTATCTTCATGGGGAAATGCCACTGCCATCATCGTCGGCATAGAATCCATGTTTTCTACTACTACGTCTTTATCATCACTAATCATGGTCATCTCCCACGGATGGGGGATATAGATACCTAATCTTGTAAACCCAACCCTCTCGTCGGCAGGTATCCACGATAGTGACGTAGGAAGTTCTATCACCCCAAACATATGCTTTAAATTCGCCAGCAGTTCAGAAAAGGATTCTGAAAACGACACCGACTTACCATCAACTTTAGACACGTAGAACGGCGTACGCTTCTTTCGTGGATTCTTCTCTTTTACAACTGGCTTATCAATTGGTTCGTATTTGGGGCTAAACAACCCTAGCACATACGACATAAATCGTTTGACGTAATACATAGTTATTTCTCCTAGTTTTTATACCACTACACGCGTAACATAAACCCAAAGAATTTTGATAGGAAAGATTCTTTTTCTTCTTCATATCCTAATAAAAGACTCTGTACGAATCTCTCTTCGGGTGTATGGGTGTCTAATTTAAACTGCGGCACATAGAACGCCCCAATCTTAGGGTGTTCCTCTTTTATAAATTTTCCATCACGTAACATACTTACCTCCTAATATTGACTTCTACCGTTATGCTCACAGTCTTTGACTGCGCAAAACTTGCGGCAGGTGAAGTTAGGTTTAGGGTTCCAAACTTCGGTGCTCATCGCCGCTTCCAACTGTTGCACATCGTTAATCCATTTAACCCATGCAGTCGATTGGATTTCACTCTGATATTCCCTTGGCACCAAGTCTTCTACAACGAGGAATAGCAGCCCAGCCTTGATAGTTTTTACCTCTGGAAAATGCTTGAACGTTAGTAGTGCAAGCAACTCTAGTTGTTTCGTATCCGCGTACTGACTACTCTTACTTGTTTTGTAATCAATAATCCTAGCTTTGTCGCCGTTTATTACCAACAAATCAACAATGCCTCTTGCCCAGACTTCCGGATCATTAAACTTACACGGAGTAAAATCTTTTTTCAACCCCATTTCATATTCGCAATATTTTTCTCCCTTCAACGCTTTCATCGCATCTAGCTGTTTTTGGAACTGCTTGAACTTCGGCGGAATTGGCTCGTCATCACGAATATATTTTTCTGCAGCTTTGTGCACCGCAGTGCCATAGATAAGATGATCTTGCGGCGGTTCAACAATATCCTTTACGATACGCAGTCGATGATACTTACGTGGGCATTGCGTAAATAGAGAGATGCTAGAGTACGACCATGTGTACTTCATTTTTCTTCCCGCGCTTCCATCATTGCGTCTGCTACCTCGTAAGAATATTCAGCCGCCCCCGTTGGCTCCCATAAAACTGTACCCGCGTCATCTTTCTCAGCCAAAAGAACCTGCATAGCCTTAGCCGCAAAATAATCACGCAAGTCCATGCCTTCGCTTCTGTTATTTGGAAATGCTTTCATCACTTTATCCATTGTTCTTCTCCTTCAGCTTGGCTTGTATCATACGACCAAGACTATATTTAAAACCTTCATGAGGTTGCGCATAAATCATTAGCATCTCATCATCCGTCAAATCCACCCACTCTTTCTTTGGCGGTGCGGTGTACAACGGAACCTTGTCCATCTTCACTGTTGTTGGCGTATTCCATCGCGTAAGTTTTGCCCATGACAGAGTGCGCGTTTCAACATCTATGTACGCCACCGGCTCCTGCTCTATAGGCTGCGTATAGTTCGGCTTGCCACCTGAGTATGTCTTTACCGCTTGATCTGAAAACAATTTATCTCTTAACTCATTACGCTGCACCTCAATGCAAGCAGGTCTATTGCAGTAATACCCGCAACTGTGTATGTCGTAATCACTCATAACTTATGCCCTCTTATTTGTCTGCACCTCATGCGGTCTGCTGCGCTGAAGTCTGGACTAATCTCTGCCACGCCACACATGATCTGCGGCTCTCCTGAAATAACCTTTACGCAGTAGTACAAAGAAAACATGGCTATGGTTATGTAGAACGCAACGGCTAATATTTCAGATTTTTTCATTTATAACTCCTCCCCATTCTTCTCAGCTTCTTTGTTCATTCTTTTCAACCCCTTCGGGTCAGATGTCAACGCTCCTGCATCTATTAACTGACGCAATACCCCATCATCAAGAACTAACTTACGGTATACCAACACCTCTTCTAACAACGACTCCATATCGTCGGCTGCGGCTAAATGAAACGGACTGATGGGTATGTTGTTAGCTAATGAACGCATACCTCTAATCCAATGTCGTGCGGCGTCTTCACCCACTTTCTTTTTCATGACTGCCCCCTTGCGCGGATAGCGTCAGCGATACCCTCATAAGATGTAACTTCGTAAGCAAACTTCGCACACGCTTCGCGCTCTGCTGCTGCGACTAAGGCTGCAAAGCGTTCAATATCGGGCATATTGCCGGTGTAAGAATATCCATCATCGTCACAAAGACCAGCCTCACGCGCCATGCGGATAATGTCTTCATTAGTCATCGCATCACCTTTGGATAAAAAGTAACTACGTTGCTAGGCATGTGAATCGATGCTTCACAACCAACACGTTTACAAACTCCTTCAGCCCAATCACGTATGGCAAGCATAGCCGGAACTTCTGGTGGATATCTATCTTCAAGCAATCCCAAACTAATAGTAGCTTCTTCACCTTTGATGACTTTGCTAATAATAAAATTTTCGAAGTTCATTTATGACCCCTTGCGCGAATGCGTAAGTGGCAATCAGCAACCCACGAAATATATCCAGTTGGGCCTTCGCCTTGGTCATACATTTCCTGAGCAATTGCCTCACACACCTTTGCACACGCTTCTCGCTCTTCTTCTGCGACTATGGTGGCGAAGCGCTCAAGTGCTTTATGCATTTTTGTTCTTTCAAACCCAGCTTCCTTCGCCATTCTGGTAATGTCGTCTTTAGTCATTTCTACCCCTTCCATTTTTTAGCGCCGCCATAGCTGTCACCCATTTTTACTTCACAGTTCAATGGCAATGTCTCCGCCCACTTAGGTCTCCAACGCATACACTCTTGTACATAACGCGCTGCTTCTTCAGCTTCTGCTATCGGTGCAATACAAGCCACAGCATCATGAACGGTTAGCACCACCTTGTACCGCTGCGCAATCTTTAACATCTGTTCACCTATCACGCACCGTGCAAGTCCCTGACAAATGTTCTCTACTACCTTACCGCCATAGATTCGATTTGGGCCTTTTCTTGTATCGTAGATAATCTCAAGTGTGTGACGAAAAACATCTGCTGTCTGTCCACTAATCCTAATCCCCGGATATTTTTGCGGGATACCGCTTGGCATATCAAACCCAACCCCCGGCATAAAGTACGTAGCATCTGGTTGAACGCCGAACGGTGCAGCCCTTATATCTCCCCGCGCTAACAACTCTATGCAACTACCCGCCTGATCCCACAACCTAGGTATGTGCCCAAACTCTTCTCGGTAGGTATTTAAAATCTTCTTGCAAAAATCTAAGGGGATGTACACGCCAAACGTACTCAACTGCATCTGAAACTTCACCGCACCCATGCCGTAACCCGCACCGAGAATTGTGGTCTTACCTACAAACCGCTCTTCTTCTGAAACGTCATCTGTCGATTTACGATAAATCTTTCCCGCCATAATCTTGTACACATCACGACCTTCTTCAAAGGCTACGACTAAATCTTTCTGTCCTGATAGCCAAGCAATAATCCTTGCTTCGATCTGTGCAGAGTCGGCATCAATCATCACGTATCCTTGCGGAGGGCATATCGCTGTCTTTAGTGTGTTCTTGTCTTTGCCACGGCTCGGTAAGTTTTGTAGGTTTAACTTATCATCGCCGCCCCAACGACCTGTGTGCGCTGCGTAGTAGCGTAGTGGGACTGGCATCTTGCCCCGCTTTGCGATGTCGATGAGCCGCTGTGTCCTTGTCTCTTCCAATGTAGACTTAGTTCCCAACCGCGCAGCGACTAATGCTTGCACTCGTTCATCAGGATGTTCGGCTAATGCTTTGAACCCTTCATCACTCTTAGCAAGTGCCAACGTTTCTTTGCCTGTAGTGGGGCTAATTTTCATTGGCGGTATAACCCCAAGCTGCTGCAAGCGTTCCGCAAACTTAGGATTGGATAGTAATGTTTCTCTATCTGAATTTGCTTCGGCAATAAGTTTTTCTTTACGCTCAACCACATCAATTAGATGCTGCTCAAGCAATGGCAGATTTAACTCTAGCGTCGGCTCGATAAACATGCTAAGGGTCAAATCAATCAGTTTTAATTCTTTCTTATTGATACCTTCCCCAAGTGCGTGAAATAGTTTGTAGGTAATCTCAACATCATTGATACAGTAATTGCCGTACTGTTCTAACTGCTCCGACTTAAAATCCTTACGGCGCATCCCCTTCGCTGCAATAACTTCAGTGCCTTTAGTGCCTAACGCGTAACGATCTGCAAGTTTTGCCAAGCTGTTCCCAACTTCTATACCGTCAATAGCACGCGCCATAGCTAACGTATCAAGCCAACCTAATGGTTTGATACCAAACCTCCACGACATAATCGCGCCATCGAATAGCATGTTGTGTGCAAGAACAAGGTGAGTAGTCCAATCGTATTGCATCAGGAACTTCTTGGTACTATCAAAGTCACCGCTAAACCATTCGGTATCATTGTCACCAACTTTGACTGCTACACCGATAACTTCAAAGCGATCATCGCGAACGTATTCCTCAGTAGTTAACTTTGATAAGCTAAACTCTTGATCGTAGTACGTCTCGAAATCAATTGTGATTATGTTCATTACCGTCTTCCGTTCATAGCAACCCATCCTTACACGCTCTTTCTACGTGAACGTTGATGTGATCGTTGAGCTGTTTGTTATAACTTTTAGCCAATTCTTTTTCGAGTAGCCCCTTTGCTTGCTCTACTATATGTTGAGTACCTATGATCTTACTAGGCATCTGAGACTTGTACTGCGCACGGTTGCGAATTTCTTTCTCTTCTTTAGATTGAAAGACAGCTTCAACTATAGAAAACTTAGTAGCTGCCCTGTGTATTTCATTTAGCTTAGAGGCTAAGGCAATACTCTCCATAAAAGTAAACTTTCCGGCACGGGCTATATGCATAAAGCCATGCGAAGGCGATAACCTATTTGATAAGACACTAAGCCCTAAGTCATCTCTATGTTCTTCAAGTTTGTCGATCAACATCTTGACTTCGGTGCTGCATAATTTGTACGTAGTTTTTTGTATTAGTTTTCTCACAGTTTCTCCTAGGGAACGGTCATTGAATCGGTCATCACGGCAGCGTGTCCAACCACGCTACCAATTCATCTATATTAGTTTCGTTGATAACAAAGGCTATGCCACCAGCATCGCGTATTTGTTTGAGTTCTCGCTCTTGTAACGCAGTGGGTTTATTGTTCCCCGCTTTTGTTTCTATCGCAAAGAAATGTCCTCGGTAACAACCTACGATATCAGGGACACCGCTACGACCATACCCACCAGTAGCGGGCATGAAATGGTAAACGCTACGCCGCATTAACTCAGCGCGAACTTTGGTTTTAACTTTGCCTTCGGGGGTAGACATTCCACTCTCGCTGTAGATACAAGTGGACTCAGTATAGAATGGAAATGAGGAGGGGTGCAATAGCTTTTGCTATTTATTTTAGCTATCGCGTTGGAATTATTGATAGATAAAAAAAGGGGACAAACTGACATGCCGTCAACTTGTCCCCTAAAAACGGAAGTTATCGTTGCTGAACGTTAACTGGTTATGATTATCTCACCGCCTGTTAAGTAATACCAATTGGTATTCTCAATTGAAAACTTAACACCGATAGATTCTACTGGTTGGCTATGTTCTAATATACGGAGCATAGCTAGCTTAGTCTGATACAACTCTGGTAAAGCATACGTATCCTTAAGACTACGTACACGCGCATCATCAAACAGCTTTGTATCTAGTTCAATACTTGTTAGTGTACCGTCTCGCTCCTCTCGTATGACAACACCGCTGCCTGATTTAAAATCGTTATCAACAACTGCAGCAATCCTCGCTGTGTTTAGCATCTTATCTAAGTTGGGTTGAGCTACAAGCTTATTCAACCCCGCACCAAGGGTTGGCATCTCCCCTCTATGTGTTGCCATAACAAAGTCCATTAGTGGAATAAGATACTCTTCACCTATCCTTTCGGTTTGACGTACTGCGTTGTATCGCACGCCACCTATCTCTGTATTCATCTTCTGTTTAACATGGGCAATAACTTCAGCCGTAGAGGATGTCGCAGAAAATATCTTCACCGCTACCTTCAATGCTTCAGCATATATCTTACTTACCTTAGAATTGCGTGGCGATATACGGTTCTTAATACGTGGCGAATATACGGTATATACATTGCTATAGTCACCACCTCTATGCATCTTCCACTCTACGTTAATCTCGCCCACTTTCTCGTTGCCGTTGTACACAACGACCCCGCATATACTGTTAGGCTCGCCGTTCATGAACCCTGCGTCTCTCGATAAAAAATTAAGTCTTGGTATCTTGAGATACAACTTAGTGAGTATCTCCTCCAACGGTGCATACAATGGAAGATCATGGTGATTAGGTATTCTATTTACTTGCATGTTGTCTCCCTTACCAATCAAATTTAGCTAAGATACTATCGACTTTCTCTTTAACTTCAGAACGTACTTCTTCGCGTTCCTTGAGATCATCGGTTTCTACATTGCTTATCGCTCTACGTAACTGCGTACGCGCATCTTCCAACTTGGGGTCGTTCGTTACATTGAGACGACCTAACAAATCCACCAGACTATCCGCATTTGATAGCATCGTATCGTGGAATATCCTACGCTTCCCATCCTGACTATCTGTCAGTCTGTCGCTCATGTGCGTAAGACATTCATGCAACCTACCCCATATGTCACGCATGGCTCCATCAAGACGCTGATTGAAATGCTCGGCGTACTGATTAGCAAGCTCGGCTTTGGCTTGCTCGTTGATGTCAATGCGGAAGTCTCCTGCTGTCGGCACAGGGCTAACAGAATAGTGAAAGCGAAACTTATGCGCGATCTCCTCCACATCGGGATACTCCTCTCGATCAAACAGATCACCCAATTGAAAAGCCGCCGCAGATATTAGCGTTGGGTATTGTTGTAGGAAATTAGCAGTCAGTTCATCAAAGCTATTCTTATGCACATCCATCTGCGACTTGAACCCATTGAAGAAATGCTCGGCTGTCACGATGCGTTGTCCGTTGTCTGACCACGGCATAGTGTTCAAGTTATTCCACAAGCGTGTTTGCGCTGCATACTTAACCACCGCTTCAAGCGCGGGGCTACCTGCTAACAGGTGCTTATGGTAGTTACCTGCTTTCACCTTAGTGTTCTTGGAAGCATCCACTTCCATGCCTACCTTCTTGTCCAGTTTCCTAGCAGTCCAGCAAGATATACTAAGCTCGATAAGCAACGATGACGATGCAATACCAAAGGTTTCAAACTTAGGGGTTTCCGTTATAGCGTTCATTTTTATTTTCTCCTTACCCTACATAAATAGATTGACCATACTGCGGCACAAAGTCTTTGTTACCCACCACACACCACAACACAGGTGCAGATACACGACTCCACTCTTTCCACCCATCACCATAGAACTCACCATCGGTTAGCATGATGATGCACTGTGGCGTAATGCTCTTGGCTTCGAGATAGATAGGCACACACTCTGGTTGTGTACCACCACCACCTTTGGGCTTCGTGCTGTTAATAAGGTTAGCTACTTCTGCATCACGATAAGTTTCGTGGTTTGTTACGTGGCTATCCCAATACAGTAGTTCAACTATCTCAGGCGCAACGTCAAGGCATATAGATTGAACCTCACCCATGAACTGCGCTGCCATAGCACCGATAGAACCTGATAGATCAACGCCCACAGCAATCGTCCCTGCCCTCTCTGATATAGAACTAGGCATGATGATGTCCATACCAAGGAACCTACGGTTAGGTCTACGCCATGTTGATTTGTCACCACCACGTACGCTTGCCTTGACGTACATACGCAATGCTTCTTTCCAATCAACTCGGGGATGTAGTAGCTCGTCAATACCGCGTGGAACGTTGCCCTTCATTTTCCCTGCTAGAATAGCCCCCTCACGTAACGCGTTGTCGATCTCCTGAGTTAGCTCATCCTCATCGGCTTTAGATAATTCATTAGCACCTTCCCAATCATGTTCGTCAAAATTCTCTCCGCCACTACCATGATCATTGTGTTTGCCATTGCCTTGCTTACCACTCGTAGGACTTCCTGACCCACCGTCAGTTTGTCCACCATCGCCGCCTCTGTCGCCACCCTCACACTCCTTCTTGAGTAGCTCGTAAACTTGCTTGGTATCCATGTCACGATACTTCTCGTCTAGCAAACCGATCATCTTACCTTCGGCGTCGCGTGGCATAGTAACTACCTGACCATTCGGGTCGGAGTCTACGATCTGTAAGTTAATAACAAAGTCCATAGCTGCGTTGGCTAGGCGTGGGTTCTCTCTAGCTATACCTTTCCATACCGACAAATGACGGTAGGCTTTGTGCATAGCTTCGTGTACCACGACAAAGGCAAGTTGCTTGTCATCTAGGGAATCAACAAAGGCGCGACCATACGTCACGTCCCTACCGTTAGTTACTGCAGTTGGTACGCTATCGCTAACCGATACCTTACCCACCATGAACACACCTGAGAACAAACAGAAATCTTTGTTTCTCATTAGCTGTGCATGGGCACGTTCAACCCGCTTCTCTGCGGATAGTTTTACTGTAGCCATTCTGAACCTCCTGTCGCTTCGGCTTTCTTAAATGTAACGAACCAGTTGAGCAAATCCTCTGCTACGCTCTTAACAAAATGTTCCTCTGACATGATCTCGTTACTCTGTGATGTAGCTAACAAATAGATAAGGGCAGGGATAACATGCCCCATGTTGGCCCCATCAATCACGTTACCTATCTTGTCGATTAAGTCGTGAACTACTTTCGAATCGTTATCTTCCATAACTTTCTCCTAGAATAAATATTGGTTCTCACGCATCCAGTTGACGAACGATGAACTCGTCATCAAGATGTTCTTCTTGTCCTCGTTCTTACTTGTGGTAACACAGAACACAGACTGCAACTCTTTCGGTGTACGTTTCAGATACTCGAACCATGCGCTGATGTTGCCGCGATCAATCTTCTGTACTGCGCCATACGCCATGATGCATAACGCTGCTGCGTTGGTAGGTACACTCGCACCCTTCGGGTCACGGATAACCTCATCCCATGTTGGCAGCTTGTCTGATACTTCGACATACGCAATCAAGTCACGCGCTGCTGACTCACCAATCGTGCCGCACAACGATGCCACCAATGCACCTCGCGTAATCATGTGGCGCTTCTTCAATATGTTGCTAGCACGATGACCTGAACGTGGGCAGAAGTAAGAGTTCTGCGGTGTCTTTGGGTTGTAGATGTAGTTGTTCTCCTTCTGTGTTGGGTCTTTGTAAGACGCCATGACTTGTGGATACTGACGTACGAAAGCCAACAACTCGGGAGCAAACCCAACGCGAGTACCGTAATCCACATACTCATCCCAATATGGTTTGCGTACGGGAGTAATAGTCATACGACTAATCGAATGACCTTTCAGCATGTCGCCTACACCATCGGACATATTGTTACCCGCAGTCACTACGATGCTATCAGGATGTAACTTCATGCCACCAATGCGACGCTCGTTCAACAACGGATGCAACATGTTCTGTACTGCTTGGCTGCTTGGCTTACTGAACTCGTCGATGAAGATCATCAGCGGCTCTTGCTTATGGAAACCCCAGAACTCGTTCGGATACAGCGATGTTGTCTTGGTCTCATGGTTCGGCATAGGGATACCGATGTCACCTAGCTCGGTATTAGGCGTGTCGATATACACACCACGATAACCAGTTCTTGCTACTAGTCTTTCATACATGGCTGTTTTACCGATTCCGGGTTCACCTACAAGGTGTACTGCGTTCTCATTACCAACGGCAAGGATAAGTTCTTCTGCTTCAGCAAGGGATACTTCTACGTTCATACGAATTTCCATTTTTGTTTCTCCTAGTTATAGACTTACTGACACCATGTCAGGTTGTCGTTCATACTTCAAAAGGTAAAGCTTCACCCGAACCGTATTTCAAAAACTTCATGCTATCGTCTAGCACGATCTTGCCTTGTGGTACTACCTCTCTAGTAAACAAGCTCTTCGCATAGTAGAAGCGGCACAGATCATAGAAGTGATCTCTCGCTTTGCTAGGCGTGCATGCATACCTGTACTGTTGCATCTTGTAGTCATAGACTTTTTGTGATGCATTTACTAACACCTGCTCGGCTAACAGTAGGAACGCGCCATACTTATCTTCCCCAGTTGCTTGCATCGCGTTATGTAACTCCATAAAGAACAATTTCCTAGACTTAAGATGTCTGTCCTCCGACCACCGTATCTCAGTTACCGTCGTTCCCAACGGCTCAACTGCAGTGATCACAGCCGCTATCCTTGTCTCACCTATCATCTGTGCATAGTAAGTTAGGTACTCGGTGAACTCGGCGTAATGCTTCCTGAGTTTCCCCATACGTTCCTTGTTCAATGTCCATGCACTTTCTGTAGCTGTACCTGTTACTTCGTTCGTATCACTAAGTTTTAGTACGGACTCAAACCTGTGGTCTTTGCCATGCCCATCAGAGAAATACAGCTTCCCCCGCCGTCTGGTAATCCCTGACCACTTCTGCGCTACATGCACATTCACAAGATTATTATTAGGCGGTACTCTAAATCTCGTATACAAAATGGCATTGATGAAGTCCATCGTAGATATAGTCTCGTGCCCATCGTGCATCATCAGCACGCTACCGTCCTCGCAGAACATAACTACTGGTGTGCTATGAAACGTACACACGACAATGTTCTGTCCTTCGCTGTTGGTATCCAACGAAATAAGACTGCGGTCGTATCGACGGTTATCACCAAGCGGACGCAAGCCTTTGCTACGCCCCCTCTTGTACGGTTCCCTTGTGTGATACCAAGCCAGAGCTTCTTCATACGAATTAAGTCTTGGCAGTTGGTCTCCTGTATATAAAGTCATACTCTACCCTCCGCTTTGCGCTTAATTTCTTCAGCGATTGTGTTGATAAGAACCTGCACACCAGTAATGACTCCGGCTCGATGTTCAGGCGGTAATGCGTTGATGATTTCATACGCATAGGTGTATGCCTCCTCAAGGCTGTCTTTGGTAGCAAACAAGGAAGATTGCAAGTTACCTGCCAACTCAACAACTTCTTTCATTTGGTCTACTGCTTCTACTCCTGCTATTTCTTCACTCCATGTACCCATGATGCTTCTCCTAATTGTGACTTACTGACACCATGTCAGTTTGTCGTTGCGTTTATTTCGTTTATCTCTGCTGTCATGTTATTAAATTCACGCGCACGCAGTTGTTGGTTCAAGCGTTTCTGCACTTCGATTACCGGCTCGGCTTTCTTACCAAAGAACCCATACAACAGAGCGTCGCTCTCGCGTGCCCTGTCGATATCAACTTGCTTACGCAGCTTGTGTGCGTTTCCTTTTGTACCCATCAGATCACCCAATAGGCTAAGATCAAACCAAAGACTGTGCCCAACAGTCCACCCATAATTGCGGCAAGCATCGCCACCTTTTCATAGTCGTTCATTGCTTTCCTCCTTCGTTTAATAAAATACCAACTATTGCACCTGCGATCACAAGCGTTGCCTGTTGCAGGTATCGTCCGTCTGTGTCCAGACCCCATGCCACCATTACGCAAGCGACTATCGTCGTTGCTACTGTAAAAATGTTGTCGTTGTTCATCTCACCCTCCGTTTAAGTCAGACATTGTTAGAACATCTCGGTAATAGACACGCGCATCCCGCTTGTATACATCCTCGTCAGGGAATAGGATGCGTGCGTATCTCTCTGCTGCTAGCTTCGTATCAAAGAACGTTGGGTAATAGCTGTCGTTCTTATCGTTCTCGCCCCACACATACCAGACCTGATTCATACCACCTCCCAAAAATCGTATATTTCGCTGTCTTGGTCTGTGCATTTATTCATATGGAACTCGTCATACATAAGCTCTCGCGCTTTATCTTCGGACTCAGCTTCTACCTCGACTGTTTGGTAATACCTGACCACCACTATCCCTCTATACTTTTTGCGTGGCTTCATCTCATCCTCCTGTTACTTGTTATGCCCTTGACGATATCAAAGTCATAACCTACGGTGAACAAGTCCAACTGCAGGTTTCTCAGCGTGGTGTTGGCATCGATAAGCATCTCCCTCGCGTTCTGCAGTTGCTCCGGCGTTGTTTCTGGATGTGCAATAAGCCGCAAGATGTTGCCTAACATGCTCTGATAGCTGTCGTTGATTTTCAGTACGCGCATATCTACGTTTATCCCTTTCATGTTGTCCTCTTTGGGTTGAGTTGTTTTAGTGTTTCCATACTACTAATGTAGTAGTAGTTGGACTTGTTCAGCGGTGCGATGCAATGCTTGACCTGCTTGGCTGCAGCTTCCCCGCATGGTTTGCATAGCTTGTAACCAAGAGCGTATCTCGCATGGTCGATGTACCCACCACATACAACGCACAAATACCGTGCATCTTCATTGCTCATTTGATATCTCCTCAATGTTGTGCTTCTTGGTGCATGTGACGCATACGGTGTGACCATACGCAAGTCGTTTTTTACCTACGCTGTTGACCAAGCAGATTCGGCATCTGCCTACGCTTGGTCGTAGCTTCTTCTTTTGTTTAGACATCCTGACCACCTGTCAGCTTGTCATTGTTCTTGTGGTACTTATCGGCAGCGAGTAGAACTCTGCCTTGTGCAATAAGTAAGTGCTGTAGTTCTTCCCATGCCCTCATGTACTCGACGCGGGGCGTTGCGGGGTTATCTACGATACGTTGCAAGTAAGAGATGTAATTAATAGACATGTTGACCCTCCGTCAGATTGTCGTGGTTACGTTAGGGGCGAAGTCCCACTAACCCCTCTATTATAACATAGAAACTATACAATGTCAAGTGATTGTCCTACTTCTAAAGCCCTTGTATATTGCAAAACTTTTTAGTTTAGGGTGGCAGGGGTGGCAACTTGCGCGGAACTTAACCACTTTGCTTTTAGTGTATCGAGAAGGGTTGTAGTGAGCTACATGAGCCTGCAATATGCGTGTTGTCGTTTTTGCTATTGTTCGAAAATAGCGGGGTAATGTTCTGTATTTTTGGTTTTTTAGAACAATTGACTTTTTGCTATTGTTCGAAAATGTACCTATTGTTCCTTGTCAAAAAGAAATAATAGAACAATAGAACCCAATGTTTATGCGGATTGTACGTAATGTACCTAATGTTCTATGTTTTAAAGATAGAGAGAGCGGAGCTAAAAAATTTGTATGCTTTTAGAACGACACTTGCCGATGAGCGCGTTCGAAATAAAAAATCCGTACATACTGAAAAATGCCGGAACATTAGAACATTTCAGAACAATTAACAAAATTTTGATAACATTTTAGGACAAAGTTCAATGTAATCAATGGGTTAGCTGCATTTTATAATGTTCGAAAATTTCATTGTAATGTTCTATATTTTTGGGTTTTTCGAACAATAGGGTAAAAAAGTGCTTGACAAGTTTAAATAAAAAACTTAAGCTGCGTTGCAGCTTAACTAAAAGGACGCGTATGCCATTCATACCTGAGCGCCTTAGGCTGGAGTTAATCCGAGCCGAAGTAACTAAGCGGGACAAGCGCACCTGCCAATATTGCGGTAAGAAGAGTCTTAGGGGGCGAAGCCTCCATCTTGACCATGTTCATCCTGAAGCCGAAGGGGGTGAGTTTGTGGTATCTAATTTAGTTGTAGCTTGTGCCCAATGTAATTTTAGAAAGGGTAAGCGATCTGCAACTACCTACGCTGAAAGCCGCCTCAAACAATTAGATGTTGAACGAGCCATGCTTTTGAATATCCTAGACAACAAGACAGACTGACACGATGTCAAAATGTCGCGTAGGGAACTCTCCCGTGCCTTCTCCCCAATTAGTAGCTAACGCGTTGGAATGACCGTTCCCTGCCCAAAAAAGCAAGGACACTCTCACTATTGCAATATCAAAAGCCATAGATACAATCAATTGGATATTATCGTAGGAAAATAATAGTATTGATTCTGACGTAATGACATCGGGTCGTTATGTCTTAACTAGGAGAAATAAATGAGTGCAAGTAAATCAGGCGAAATGTTCGCTCGTAGTGAGATTGATGCGGTTGAATCCCTTGAAGTTTTTGCTCGCGAAGTAGGAACCGAGCCAACCTATGAAACGTGGCAAGCCGCTCGGGTCGAATTCATCAACGGTTATGTATTCGTCAAACCACAGGCGAAAGGCGATGCATCCGACCAAGCGTTTAAGCGGTTCAAAGATAGACTGGTAGAACGATTCGGTGTCGTAGTACCAAAAGCCACAAGTGAAGGCGCTATCAAAAAAGCCGCCGAGCGTAAAGAGAAAGAGGATAAGTTAATCACCAAGTACGCTGACGCAACCGCAACTGTATTACGCTCACAGATTGAGGCTTGCTATCAAACACTAGCCAAAAATCCTGATAGCAAGGTAGCGAAAGCCCAAGCCGCTGAACTGGCGAAGGTATTGAAGATCAAAACCCGCGACACCGAGAAAGCCGAGCGTGACGAGATCAAGGAACTACGCAACGAAGCGATAGCCGAGATCAAAGCTTGTACAAGTATTGAGTGTTTAGAACGAGTAATTGAAGTATTGATTCAATACCAGTAATAAACCCCGACCAACCAACCCCGCCTAATCAGCGGGGTTTTTTATTGCCCAAAAGTGGCTAATGCGTTGGAATGACCGTTCCCTGCCCAAAATCTATCAGTTTGGCTGGGTTGATAGCGAAAACCTAAATCCCAAAAAAGACAAAATGACAACAAAAAATAATTTAAATATTTCTTGCTATTAGCGTAGGAAAACGCGATAATCATAGAACTTAATGACGTAGGGTCATTGAGTCAGACCAGACCGGTCGATCAACTCAGGAGAAATAAAGATGGAAAAGCAAATCATAGCGGAGCAAGTCTCCGCATTATCAGCCGATCAGGTATTAACAGCAAGAGACGCGGGTTTTCAATTCGCACGTAATCAGTTAGCTAATCTGGAGACAGCGAAAGGATATGCTAGCATGCTAGGGACAAATCCTACATTCGATCAGTGGGAAGCAGGTCGGGTTAGTTGGGTATCAGGTTACGTTGAAGCAAATCCAGACAATACCGGAAACGCAGCCGACAAGGCATGGAATCGTTTTGCGGGTTTACTTGACGAGTTATTTGGTCTGGTTAAACCGAAAGCGGTATCAGTTGCAGCCGAGAAAAAGCGGATTGAACGCGAAAAGAAAACCGTCGAGATACTTGCAAAGCATGGAGACTTGACGCCGACCATGATCCGCGCTCAGATGGAAGCAGCATATCAAACGCTAGCCAAGAATCCCACTAACAAGGAAGCAGCAAAACAAGTCAAAGAACTTGATAAGGTTTTGAAAGTGAAACAATCCGCCGAGAACAAAGAACATGGGGAAGAACTAAAAACCCTTCGCGGAGCGGTAAAGATTGAAGCGGGTAAATGCACCGACCTTGATCTACTTCAAACAATTCTCGACATGTTGGTTGAAGCGATACCAACCGATAAACTCTAAGCAAATCCTCAGCAACACCTTGACCCGCCGATCTGGCGGGTTTTTTTTCGCCCAGACCGCCGACCCCACCCAGTACCCACCCCCCAAAATTTTGATTACCACCCTATCGCGCCATCTACACCGTGTTTTACTCATTACAAGAGCAAATTTTAAAATGCCCCCCCCCCATACAAAAATAACAACATATCTTCACATACTAATATATAGAAAGGCCCCCCCTTGCCTTTTCAAATCGCAACCCCCCGGGGGGTATATATTTTTTGAAAAGATGTGTTATATTTCGCGTCGTTGGGAAAGCCGATATGGTGGAAACGCGGAGATACGTTTTGCCCGGGCGGTGAGTACCAGCACTTATTTATCTGTCTCCCAGACAAGGCAGAACATGACAATTCATATACAACCTACAGATGGCGTGCCCGTCCCCAAAGATTTGGGCGATGAATTCGGCGCGACCCTGCAGGATAACGCTCGTGTAGCTGCTGGTACGGCAGCGCTCATGGCAGAACTTGGCATGCCTTTCGAAATGACGGAAGAGGATGAGAAGTTAGCCCACGACTTATTCAAGCAGGTTGATAAGCAGAAACACAAAACGGCTTCTGATCAATACAATCCCGCTGCTCTGTATCAAGGTAACGTAGCCTTGAAGTTGTCGGCTCTACTTAATGAGTATGACCAGCGTGTAGTCCTAGATGCTACCCAAGCACGGACATATATAACCAACCGCCTCCTTGAAATATCCTCCTGCGGCGACGCCCGCTACGAATTAAAAGCTATTGAGCTTCTGGGAAAGCTATCCGATGTTGGTGCTTTTACAGAAAAGTCCGAAGTTACTATTACTCACCGCACTTCAGACGATCTAAAAACGGCTATTACGGACAAGATTAATCGTTTGCTAGCTGCCCAGCAAAACAACATTATTGACATCTCCCCCGAAAAAACCTCAGTAGAAGAGGAATTGGGGCTGCTAGAAGCCAAGATATGCACAGAAAATGATGAAAAATGTGCAGATGAGCCGGAATATGCACAAGAAATCGACACATTAGAGATATTAAATAAGACAGCGGAAGACAACGGGGAGCCGTTGTGAACGCCCAAGAGCTGCAAAATCTCTTAAAAGCACTACCAAATTTACCGGAAGCGCAGCTTCGTGACCTCTATGCTTCCCTAGAAGAGCATGAGGTAATACAGAAACGAGAGAATGCAGCAAACAACTTCATGGATTTTGTCCATAAAGTATGGCCTCACTTTATTAATGGGGCGCACCACTCCAGAATGGCAAAGGCATTTGAGAAAGTGGCGCGTGGCGAGTGCAAAAGGCTCATTATTAACATGCCACCCCGCCATACCAAGTCAGAATTCGCTAGTTACCTGCTTCCAGCGTGGTTTTTAGGTAAGTTTCCGCACAAAAAGGTCATCCAAACGTCCCACACTGCTGAATTAGCGGTAGGTTTTGGTCGAAAAGTCCGAAATTTGGTGGATTCTGAGATATTTCACGAAATTTTCCCCGATACATCACTGCGTGCCGACTCTCAAGCGGCAGGACGATGGAATACTTCCGCAGGTGGTGACTACTTTGCTATTGGTGTAGGAGGAGCAGTTACTGGTAAGGGTGCTGACGTACTAATTATTGACGACCCGCACTCAGAACAAGAGGCTGCACTAGCCGAGGTGAACCCAGAAATCTACGACAAGGTCTACGAGTGGTATACGTCAGGCCCGCGTCAGCGTCTGCAACCGGGTGGCAGCATTATTATAGTTATGACCCGTTGGTCAAAAAAAGATTTGACAGGGCAAGTTATAAAAGCGGCGTCCCAGAGAGGTGGAGATGACTGGGAGGTGATTGAGTTCCCTGCGATCCTACCGAGTGGCAAACCACTGTGGCCTGAGTTCTGGTCGTTAAAAGAACTGATGGCGTTGAAGGAAGAACTACCCAACCAGAAGTGGATGGCGCAGTATATGCAGAACCCGACCTCGGAATCTGCGGCAATAGTAAAGAGGGAATGGTGGAAAATATGGGAAGAAGAATCTCCCCCACACTGTGAATTTGTGCTCCAGTCGTGGGATACTGCGTTTGAGAAATCTACCCGTGCTGACTACAGCGCGTGTACGACGTGGGGAGTTTTTTATCAGGAGGACGATACGGGTGTCAACCAAGCCAACATCATCCTCCTCAACGCCTTCCGTGATCGACTTGAATTCCCATCGCTTAAAAAGAAAGCCATCGAGGAATACAAAGAGTGGGACCCCGACTCCATCATTGTGGAGAAAAAGGCATCAGGTGCCCCCCTCATCTACGAGATGAGGGCGATGGGTATACCTGTCCAAGAGTTCACACCAAGCAAAGGTAACGACAAAATTTCAAGATTGAATGCGGTCGCTGATCTGTTCGCATCCGGACGGGTTTGGGTACCCAACACACAATGGGCAGAGGAAGTTGTAGACGAGGTGGCATCGTTCCCCGGCGGGGAGCATGACGACTATGTTGACTCTGTGTCCCTTGCAATGATGCGTTTCAGACGAGGTGGCTACATCCGTACATTATTGGATGAGCCTGAAGAAGTGCCTGAGTTTAGGCGCAAACGTCCCTATTATTAAGGATAAATCATGGCTATTGATAAAGCACTAAACCAAGCTCCGATGGGCTTAGACCCTATGGGTATGCAGGGTGGAGCAGAACCGGAGTTAGAGATTGAGATTGAAGACCCAGAAAGCGTAACCATGCGCACGGGCGATCTTGAGATTGAGATAGAGCCGGGCAAAGAAGAAGATGATGAGTTTAACGATAACCTTGCTGAAGAGATCAGTGAAGATGCATTGCAGGGTTTAGCCGCCGAGCTTCTCTCTGATTATGATGATGACGTAGCTAGTCGCAAAGACTGGATGCAAACGTACGTGGACGGTCTTGAGTTGTTAGGCATGAAGCTCGAAGAACGTAGCGAACCGTGGGAGGGTGCTTGTGGCGTATACCATCCGTTGTTATCTGAAGCACTGGTTAAATTCCAATCCGAAACAATCATGGCGACTTTCCCGGCTTCTGGTCCGGTTAAAACGCAAATCATTGGCAAAGAAACTCCAAAAAAGAAAGAAGCGGCTGAACGAGTCCAAGCTGATATGAACTATCAGCTCACGGAAGTGATGACTGAATATCGTAGTGAGCATGAGCGTATGTTGTGGGGCTTGGGACTTTCAGGTAATGCGTTCAAGAAGGTGTACTACGATCCAAATAGAGAACGTCAAGCATCTATCTTTGTGCCAGCCGAGGACGTTATTGTTCCGTATGGCTCTGAAGATTTGCAGACCGCAGAACGCGTTACTCATGTGATGCGTAAATCTGAGAACGACCTGAAGAAGTTGATGGTTGCAGGCTTCTATCGTGACATTGACTTGGGCGATCCAGTTAATGCACTAGATGATGTAGAGAAAAAGATAGCCGAGAAGATGGGCTTTCGTGCTACTGCAGATGATCGCTTCAAGCTCTTGGAGATGCAGGTTGAGTTAGACCTGCCGGGTTACGAGCATGAGGATGGTATCGCGCTTCCTTATATCGTCACTATAGAGAAGGGCACTAAAAATATTCTGGCTATTCGCCGTAATTGGGAACCTGACGATAAGACATATCAGAAGCGTACTCACTTTGTGCACTATGGCTATATCCCCGGCTTTGGTTTCTACTACTTTGGCTTGATCCACTTAATCGGTGCATACGCTAAGAGTGGTACTTCTATCCTTCGCCAACTTGTAGACGCAGGTACGCTATCTAATCTACCCGGTGGTTTAAAAACCAAAGGCATGCGCACTAAGGGTGATGACACGCCTATCTCTCCGGGAGAGTGGCGAGATGTCGATGTAGCGTCTGGCACCATACGAGATAACATACTCCCCCTACCATACAAGGAACCGAGCCAAGTATTAAAAGGCTTGATGGATCAGATAGTAGACGAGGGAAGGCGCTTTGCTTCTGCTGCTGACTTACAAGTTAGCGATATGTCTGCTCAAGCACCAGTAGGCACAACTCTGGCGCTACTTGAGCGGCAGTTAAAAGTGATGAGCGCAGTACAAGCACGCATCCACTTTGCGATGAAACAAGAGTTTAAACTCTTAAAGAACATCATCGCTGCTTACGCTCCTACGGAATACAACTACGAGCCAGAAGAAGGCCCACGTCGCGCACGCCAGCAAGACTATGCAAACGTAGATGTCATCCCAGTATCAGACCCTAACGCGGCAACTATGTCGCAGAAAGTTGTCCAGTACCAAGCTGTGATGCAGATGGCGCAAGCATCGCCACAAATCTACGACATGGTTGAGTTGAACCGTCAGATGTTGGAAGTCTTAGGTATTAAGAACATCGGCAAGCTAATACCAAGCGCCGAAGATCAGAAACCGAAAGACCCTGTAGCAGAGAACATGGCTGTGTTGAACATGAAACCAGTCAAAGCGTTTGCGTATCAGGATCACCAAGCGCATATCCAAGTGCATATGTTTGCGATGCAAGACCCAAAGATTGCGGCAATTATTGGGCAAAACCCTCAAGCACAGCAACTGATGGCTGCAATGCTGGCGCATATAAACGAGCACGTTGCGTTTGAGTATCGCAAGCAAATCGAAGAGATGGTTGGTGTACCACTGCCACAAAACAAAGATGATGAAACTATCCCACAAGATGTAGAGAACCAAATCGCTAGCATGATGGCTATGGCAGCGGCTAAGTTACTGCAGAAAAATCAAACTGAAGCTGCGCAACAACAAGCACAACAAACGGCCCAAGACCCGATTGTTCAGATGCAACAGAAAGAATTGGAGATTAAACAGGGTGAGCTTGACCTTAAGAAGCAGAAACTTTCAGTGGATGCCGTTACTAAAGTTAAGCAAATCGAAGTTGAAAGAGAGCGCATCGCATCGCAGAAAGAAATTGCTGGCGCACAGTTGGGCGCTAAAACAGCCAAAGACAAAGCGGAATTGGACGCTAAACAACGCCTAGAAGGTATTCGTATAGGTGCACAAACTGCAAAAGAACGTGACCAAATGCAGTATCAACGTGAGCAAGCTAACAAACCACAGCCAGAAAAACCGACAAAAGGTAAATGATGGACAAAACTCTGACAATTATTAGAGACAGAATTAATGAAAAACAGGCGCAGTTAGCTCACGCTGTGAGTGACGGCACTGCAAAGGATTACACAGAGTATCGTGCAATATGCGGGGAGATTCGGGGTCTATCCATCGCAGAAGGTTTCATATTAGACCTTGCAGACCAAATGGAGCGCAACGACGATGACTGACATAGTAATCGCAACGGAAGACGGTGAAGTACCACAAACAGCGGAAGAAAAAGCCAGACAACTACCTGCACCTAGTGGGTACAAAATTCTGGTTGCTATTCCTGAAATTGATGACAAGTACGAAAACGGTTTAGCAAAAGCCGGTTCTACTATGCACTATGAAGAAGTGTTAGCAACGGTATTTTTTGTCGTGGCGTTAGGTCCCGACTGCTATACAGACAAGGAACGATATCCAACTGGCCCGTGGTGTAAGCCGGGGGACTTTATTGTTACTCGTCCTAATAGTGGATCGCGTTTAAAAATCCACGGTAAAGAGTTTCGCATAATTAACGAAGACACTGTTGACGCAGTTGTCCAAGACCCTCGTGGCATTAGCCGCGCATAAGGAGGTGGTATGGAAATGAAAGAGTTTGAATTCCCTGATGAGCAAGAACTTAAATCAGGTGGGAAAGCGGAAGCAGCTAAAGACGACTTTGATTTTGAAATCGAGGACGATACCCCACCAGAAGATCGTAATCGTGAACCCCTCCCCAAGGAGATAGTTCAAGAACTAGACCAAGACGAGTTGGAGGATTACTCCGAGAAAGTTAAAACTCGTCTAAAGCAAATGAAGAAGGTATGGCATGACGAGCGTCGGGAGAAAGACCAAGCCCTACGAGAGCGTCAAGCTGCGGAAGACCTTGCCAAGAGAATCTTAGAAGAAAACAAGAATCTCAAAACTAGACTCAGCGAAGGTGAGCGCACTTACCTAGATACATATAAGAGTGCCGCCGAACTGGAGTTAAATGTTGCTGAAAAGGCATATAAATCTGCGTACGAAGATGGTGATTCTGAAAGATTGCTAGAAGCGCAACGCAAGTTGAACGATGCAAACTATAAATTGCAGAAAGCAAAAGAATTCGTTCCCTCTTTACAATATAACGAAAATGAGGTACAACCCCAGTCAGAAGCCCAAGTGGCTCGTCCTGACCCACGGGCTGTTGCGTGGCAAGAGCGCAATACATGGTTCGGTCAAGACGAGGAGATGACTAGTCTAGCACTTGGTCTACACCAAAAACTAGTCAAACAGCACGGTCAAACCTACACGTCCACCGACGAGTATTGGCAGAAGATTGATGGCACCATGCGTCAACGCTTCCCGGACTACTTCCAAGATAAAACGTCTGAAGCGGGAAATAAACCTGCTGGACGCACAGATAGACCATCCACGGTAGTCGCTCCTGCGACCCGTAGCACTGGTTCCAAAAAAATCGTGCTTAAGCAATCGCAGTTGAGCATCGCTAAACGTCTGGGACTTAGCCCAGAACAGTACGCCCGTGAACTTATGAAAATGGAGGCCAACAATGGCTGAAAACAAACTTAGTCGTGAACTACAAACTCGTGCCGTGCAGGAACGTCCTAAGCAGTGGACACCACCTGAGCTTCTCCCTGAACCAGACAAGCAACCCGGTTTCGCGTACAGATGGATTCGTGTTTCAACCCTGAACAACGCTGACCCACGTAACCTTTCCGCCAAATTGCGAGAGGGATGGGAGCCAGTCAGGATTGAAGAACAGCCAAAATTTCAACTGTTAATCGACCCGAATAGTCGCTTTAAGGACAACATCGAGGTTGGTGGGTTGTTACTCTGTAAGTCCCCAGAGGAATTGGTATCACAGCGTAATTCGTACTACCAGAAGCAGTCCGAAGGGCAGATTGAGTCTGTAGATAACAACCTTATGCGACAAAACGATCCGAGGATGCCACTCTTTAATGAGCGAAAATCTTCGACATCCTTTGGTAAAGGTAAATAACTAATTTTTGGAGCAAATTATGGCTTATCCTGTCGTATCGGCCCCTTACGGCCTACAGCCAGTGAATTTGATTGGTGGTCAAGTATTTGCAGGTTCTACCCGCATGTACCCCATCATTTACGGTTATGCAACCGACATTTTCTATGGCGATTTTGTTGTTCTATCTCGTGGTCGTTTAGAGCGTGCTTCAGTAACTACTGGCACAACTCTGAACCAAACCGTTGGTATTTTCTTGGGCTGCACATACACCAACCCAGTAACTAAGCAAAAGCAGTTCGCTCAATACTGGCCCGGCGGCACTTTGGCTGGTGACTGTGAAGCGTACGTATCAGATGATCCAGACGCAGTGTTTAAAGCTGTTGTTTGTTCTTCTGGCACGGTTGTGGCCTCTGCCTCAAATGCAATCGTTGGTTGCAACGTCAGCGCTATTAACAACACTGGTAACACTAACACTGGCAATTCAGCAAATGCTGTTTTGGCTCCTGTTGACACCCCAGTAACCACAACTCTGCCACTACGTGTAATTGGCGTTGTTCCTGATACCGCTGTTAGTTTAGGTAGTGCAACATACGCAAGTATCTCTACCAACACAATCACTGTTTCAGCGTTGCCTTTCGCACTTCCTGTCGGAACAGACGTTGCTTCAATTGCAGCTAATGGTCAGATCATTGCTTCAGGTTCATTTGTTGATACAGCGGCGGCTGCTGGCGCAACTTCTGTTGTGTTGAATCAGCCTCCTGCAACCGCATTTGTTGCAAGCTCAACAATCGTATTCACCCAGTACCCAGAAGTTTTGGTTAAGTTGAACCAAAGTCTGCATGGCTACTATTCTGCCACTGGTGCTTAAGGAGTAAGACATGGCTATTTCACGCGCACAACTATTGAAAGAACTGCTCCCCGGCCTGAACGCTTTGTTCGGTTTGGAGTATGCTCGTTACGGCGAAGAGCACAAAGAAATCTATGAAACAGAGACTTCCGAGCGTTCGTTCGAAGAGGAAACCAAGCTGTCTGGCTTTAGTGCCGCCCCTGTTAAAAACGAGGGTAGCGCAATTGCTTATGACAACGCGCAGGAAACTTGGACTGCTCGCTACAACCACGAAACCATTGCTTTGGGCTTCTCCTTAACAGAAGAGGCAATCGAAGATAACTTGTACGACTCTTTGTCGGCTCGTTATACCAAAGGCTTGGCTCGTGCTATGGCGTATACAAAACAAGTTAAAGCTGCTTCTGTTATCAACAATGGCTTCTCAGCATCCTACCCCGGTGGTGATGGTGTGGCTTTGTTCTCAGCTTCGCATCCTCTAGTAAACGGTGGTACCAACAGCAACATCCCTTCAACTCCTACTGATTTGAATGAAACATCGTTGGAAAACGCTGTTATTCAGATTGCTGCTTGGACGGATGAACGTGGCCTGTTGATCGCTGCTAAACCACGTAAGCTGATTGTTCCACCACCTCTCCAGTTCGTTGCAACTCGTTTGTTAGAAACCGAACTCCGCGTCGGCACTAACGATAACGACATCAACGCATTGAAGAACAATGGTTCGATCCCTGAAGGCTATACGATTAACCACTTCTTGACCGATACAAACGCATGGTTCCTGACCACTGACGTTCCAAACGGCATGAAGCACTTTATTCGTTCGCCTTTGGCTCAATCAATGGACGGCGATTTTGATACTGGTAACGTACGTTACAAGTCTCGTGAGCGTTATTCGTTTGGTTGGTCTGACCCATTGGGCATGTACGGCTCGCAGGGCGCTTAATAAAAAGGGGGGGCTTACGCTCCCCTTTTTTAGTTTTATATGCTATAAAAGCAGTATTCCGGGAAACCGGTGCGTTGAATGGCTCCCGGCCTGTTACATGCAAATCGACGCACTTAACTCGCATGTGAGGACAATTTATTATGGGTTTCGCTACTCACCTTGGCCCTTGGCTCTTGGGCACCGTTAAGAACACCACTGGCACTACTGCCGGTACCATTCGTAATATGGGCGCAACTATCGTTGCCCAGACCTACACAGCCCCCACTTCTGCCATTTTGGCAAGCCCTACAGCGCAACTGATGTTTGTGCTCCCTGCTGGCGCTAAGATCGTTCGTTTTGGTCTTGAAGTTAACGTAGCTTTGACCGGCGCGACTAACTGCGGCGTTACTATCGGTAGCAGCGGTACAGCTAACTTGTACATGGCTTCGGTTAACACCGGTACTTCGGCAGTTCAAACTTCTCCAGCTACCATCGCAGCAGCTACTTCAGGTCTTTACGACAGCATCGGTACAACTGATGCGCTTGTTTACGGCACCTTTACCGCAGCTACGGCTGATGCTACTGCTGGCACGATTACTGTTACGGTTGAATACATTGTTCGTGACTCTAACGGCAACGCTAACCCTACTTCGACTCAAAACTAATTAGGGAGGCATCATGGCGATGCAATATGACGTTAAATCGGCACATATAGAGGCTACAGGCACTATAGTGTCTGAGCGCACTCGCTTAAAAGGCTATCAATGCATTTCTGGCGGAACAGCCGGGGACATTATTTTTCGGGATGGTGGTGCTTCTGGCACTATTCGACTGCGCTTTAATATTGGAACCGGTACACAACCTATTGGTTTGCCAATCCCCGGTGAAGGTATTTTGTTTACAACGGATGTACATGTAACGCTACCAGCATCGGCAAAAGTAACGGTGTTTTATGGCTAAGACCCCAGCATGGCAGAGGAAAGAAGGAAAGTCCGAGAAGGGCGGTCTAAACGCCAAAGGCCGAGCCTCTTACAACAAAGCCAATCCGGGGAAGCCGGGGTTAAAAGCCCCCCAACCGGAAGGCGGTTCAAGACGGGACTCCTTCTGTGCGCGTATGAAAGGGATGAAAAAGAAGCTCACTTCACCCAAAACCGCGAACGATCCGAATAGCCGTATTAATAAATCATTGAGAGCGTGGAAGTGTTAATCATGTCTGATATTGAACTAACAGATCGCGAAAGACTAATCGCCAAAGAAGCGGCAAAGATTGCGCTAGAAGAACTATCTTCTGAGTTTTATAAAAAGGTAGGCAAAACTGTCGTGGACAAATTTCTAATTGTTATTGGTATTTTGGCGGTTGGGTTTGTCATGGGCAAAGGTTGGATCATAAAGGTCTAATATGCCTACTGTATCTAAAAAGCAAGAACGGTTTATGCAGGCGGTAGCCCACAACCCTGCGTTTGCTAAGAAGGCCGGTGTGCCGCAGAGTGTGGGTAAAGAGTTTACTAAACCTAAAGGAACTACCATGCCAATATCATTAAAGAAAAAAACACAGTCAGAAGAACTTGATGAAAAGAAGAAAGAAGCAATTTCAGATTCTATGGGTATGAAAAAAGGAGGCATGGCAATGAAAAAGAATGCAGGTTTTATGGCAATGATGAAGAAAAAAGCGGGCGACAAGCCTATGAAAAAGATGGCTAATGGCGGCATGACCTCAATGGGCGCTGTTAAGACTGCGGCTCCTAGCCGTGATGGTGTTGCTACTAAAGGCAAAACCAAAGGCAAAATGGTTGTCATGGCTGGCAACAAGAAGATGAGCAAAGGCGGGTATTGCTAATGATGGCGTCACGCGGTATGGGAGATATTAGCCCGTCCAAAATGCCCGACGGGAAAAATAAAGCTCGTCGGGATGATACTGACTTCACTCAGTATGCAAAGGGTGGTGAGGTATGGGATAAGCCACGTCCAAAGAAGTTAGGTAAACCAAAGAAGTTAAGCTCTGCTAAGAAGTCAGCGGCAAAGTCTGCTGCAAAAGCTGCAGGTAGACCTTACCCAAACTTGGTCGATAACATGAGAATGGCGAGGAAGTAATGGCGGTAACCACAAGCACAACAGCGTTTAATCCGACTCTTAATGAGTTGATGGAGGAGGCGTTTGAGCGTTGTGGGCGCGAGTTACGTTCTGGCTATGATTTCCGTACAGCACGCAGAAGTTTGAACTTTTTAATTACTGAGTGGGCAAACCGTGGGATTAACCTTTGGACTATTGAACAAGGTCAAATTCCACTAGTGCAAGGGACAATTACTTATGATCTACCTAATGATACCGTGGACCTTCTTGAGCATGTTATTCGTACTTATCCCGGAGAAACTGCTAATCAGAACGATATAAACATTAGTCGAATTAGCGTTTCAACTTACTCTACCATTCCAAACAAATTAACTCAGGGACGACCTATTCAAGTATGGGTAAATCGTCGTTCTGGGCAGACTACAGATTTGGCTGGTGCAACCCCGCAATATCCACAGATTAATGTGTGGCCTTCACCAGATCAGGGAACAGTACAAACCCCTTACTATTATTTTGTGTACTGGCGTATGCGCCGTATAGTAGATGCTGGTACAGGTGTGAACGTTGAAGGAATTCCGTTCCGTTTCCAAAACGCTCTGGTTGCCGGACTCGCGTATATGCTATCCATAAAGTTGTCAGGGGTTGATCCTACTCGTATGGCTATATTGAAGGCGCAATACGACGAGGCTTGGGATTTTGCATCTGCGGAGGATCGCGAAAAGGCACCGGATCGTTTTGTGCCCCGTACGTTGTTTTACAGGTGATGTATGGGAAGTAAGTACGCATCTGGTAAGAATAGTATTGCGGAGTGCGACCGCTGTGGTTTTCGCTACATGTTGAAAGAATTACGCAAACTGACGATTAAAACCAAACAGGTATCGATTAAAGTTTGTAAGAATTGTTGGGAACCGGATCAGCCGCAATTATCTTTGGGTTTGTATCCAGTTAATGATCCACAAGCTGTTCGGGAACCTCGTAAAGATTTAAGTTATTACCAGTCTGGGCAAAGTGGCTTACAAACATCCAATAATACCGGTACATCAATAAATGAAACTGGTTACCCTGAAGGTGGTAGTAGGGTGTTTCAATGGGGCTGGAATCCGGTTGGCGGAGCAAGTGCAAACGATGCGGGATTGACACCCAACTATTTAACGTCAAAACCCGTGGTGGGTAGTGTGACAATCACATAGGAGTAGATATGGACAAGAAAGAAGTTAAGAAAATCGCTGACCAAGAAGTAGGTAAGCACGAAAAGAAAATGCATGGCATGAAAAAAGGCGGCGTCACAGGCGAAGCTATGCGTAAAGTTGGTCGCAACATGGCGCGTGCTAACAACCAGAGAGGTCGATAATGGCTAAGTTTTCACAGAAGGTTAAAGGTAAAGAAGTAGGCCAAGCTGCTGTGTATGCTGCCCCGCATGACATGAAGGGCAAAGCGTCTAGCGTTCAAGCCGACTCTAAGTACACCACCGGCACCGATGTATTGAATAAAGCAAACATGTCTGTTGGTGGCATTAGTAAAGGTAACACTAGCGAGCCTAAGACCAGCGGTATCAAGATGCGCGGTGCTGGTGCTGCAACCAAAGGCACAATGTGTCGTGGACCTATGGCTTAAGTTAACAGTGGGTTAGGAATAACTTTACAATGAACTACGCAGAACTCTGGCAGACGATACAAGATTACACCCAAAACTATGAACAGACGTTCGTAGCAAATATCCCTGTCTTTGTTACTCAGGCAGAAGAGCGGATATACAACACCGTTCAGATACCGCCACTGCGCAGAAACGTCACTGGTACTTCTCAGCCTAACAGCCCTTATCTTAGTTGCCCTACCGATTTCTTAGCAGTCTTTTCAATGGCAGTGATTGATGCAACTGGCAGCTATGAATACCTGCTAAACAAAGATGTTAATTTCTTAAGGGCTGCGTACCCTAGCCCGACAGACACAGGTATTCCTAAGTATTACGCTTTGTTTGGCCCAGAAGTATTAAACAGGGGAGCCACTAACGAGTTAAGTTTTATGATGGCTCCTACCCCTGATTCTCAGTACAGTATTGAATTGCACTATTACTACTACCCCGTATCAATTGTCCAAGGCATTATTCGTCTTTTGGGTAGTATTGTTGGCGGATCAGGGTATACCAATGGCAGCTACTATCGTGTGCCGTTAACAGGTGGTACAGGTTCTGGTGCGTCAGCAGACATTATTGTCTCGGGCGGTTCAATTACGGCAGTGACTTTGCGTAGCGGTGGTTCGTTCTATACAGTTGCGGATTCATTGACGGCTAGTACGACAATTCTTGGTGCGGGTTCGGGTTTCTCGGTTCCCGTCCAAACGCTGATTAATCCAGATGGTTCTTCATGGCTAGGTGACAACTATTCACCAGCACTTTTGTATGGCGCGTTAGTTGAAGCCTACATATTTATGAAGGGCGAGCAAGATATGATGACGTACTACGAAGGTAAATTTAAAGATGCGCTTGGTCAGCTTAATCGTCTGGGTACAGGACTTGAGCGTGGCGATGCTTATCGGGATGGTCAAGCTAAGATTGAGGTTAATCCGTAATGGCTATTCAACAAGGGTTAACCACAAGTTTCAAACAGCAGATGATTCAGGCTGGGCAAAACTTGGCAACGGATTCGTTAAAAATAGCGTTGTATACGGCGTTCTCTACTATTGGCCCAGATACAACGGTGTACACAACAATCAATGAGATTACAGGTACAGGATACACAGCCGGTGGCATAGCGTTAACTGGAGTGACAATTAGCGCCTCACCGGATGGCATAGTGTTTGTAGATTTTGCTAACGCGGTATGGCCTAATTCGCAGCTTACCGCAAGAGGTGCTCTTATATATAATGTAACAAGAAGCAACGCGTCTGTAGCGGTATTAGATTTTGGTTCAGATAAGACGATGACTAATTTCACTATTCAGATGCCTGTTAACTCAGCAACAACCGCACTAATTCGTTTTCCATAGGAGATTGCATGCTGGTTCAAACAACAAAAGGCGAAATGGATGACTCCCTTCTGGAGAAAAAAGAAGGTGTAGTTGACACAGAAAATGAAACTACCCGTTGGGTGGAATATTGGTTGGACGGTGAACTTGTTCATCGTTCTGTTGACATGGTGTTGAAGAAGTACGATGTAAGCGGCGTGCCTGTTGCCGCATCTTTTTAAGTAGAGGACTAAAATGGCAAATACTCAATCGATGTGCACATCGTTCATGGCTGAACTCATGACGGCAACGCACAATTTCGGCACCGCTCCTGTTCGCGCTGTTACAACAGCAGATACATTTAAAGCGGCGCTATATCTAACAACCGCTACCATCAACGCAGCGACCACGGCTTACACAGCTACAAACGAAGTAACCAGTGCAAACTACACGGCTGGTGGTGTAACTGTTACTAACGGAACGGTTCCTGCATCGTCAAACTCGTCAGCTACGGCTGGTACGGCTTATTGGACTCCATCAGCAAGTATCGTTTACGGTTCTGCTGGTAGCCCTGTGACGTTCTCGTCGTTTGATTGCGTGTTTATTTATAACAGCACCCAAAGTAATAAAGCAGTGAGCGCCCACACGTTTACTGCCCAGACGGTTACGTCAGGTACATTTACTTTGACTATGCCTTCTAATACTACTTCGACTGCTCTGCTGCGTTTGGCTACTACCTAATAGACCATGTACGGCTTTAACCCCTATTCAGCCGCTCCGTATAGCGCGTTAAGCGGCGGCGTTGTAATTGAACTGACAGGGGTTTCTGCCAGTGGTCTTGTAGGTAATGAAACCCCAAACTTTGTTGCTGAGTTATCAGGGGTAAGTGCTACTGGTACGGTTGCAAATGTTACACAAGTTACAAGTCTGGCTTTAGCAGGGGTTTCGGCTTCTGGAAGTGCGGGTACGGTTGGTACCTTTACTGAGAACTCTGCGTCGCTGTTTCATAACGAAGCGTTTGGTTATGCTGGCACTATTGTAGGTACAAGCGGCCCGAACTTGCCTGCTACTGGAGTTTTTGCAACAGGTACAGTTGGTACGGTTACGACGTTGGCTGGCAGTATTGTCGCGATTAGTGGAGTTACTGCTTCTGGTAACGCGGGTACTGTAACTACGTCAACAACGCTTGGTATTACTGGGGTTAACGCGGTAGGCAATATAGGAAGTGTTACGGGTTCTAATGCGTACTTCCAAACATTAACAGGCGTAGAAGCTGGCGGGTTTAGAGGTACGGTGTTACCTGCTATTGCGTCTGCTTTAAGTGGTAACCAAGCTATAGGCAGTGCTGGTACAGTTCTTTCTTATACTGAAGGCGCAGGTGTTGTAGCGTACGGTAACTTAGGTACGATGTTGACGGAGTCAACTAACAACAACTCAGTAACAGGGGTAGTTGCTACCGGTAATGTTGGCACAGTAGCTCCGACATCAGGGGAAATAAAAGCCGTCACAGGCGTAGCAGCCGCAGGTACAGTTGGAACCATCGCTCCGGGTTTTGCAGTTGCACTTACTGGGGTACAAGCGGCAGCAGCAGTGGCTAGTGTTAACAAAGTAATTTCCGTAGCATTGGCAGGAGCAGCGGCTAGGGGTTCGGTAGGTGACTTGTACAATGTAGATTGGACGCCTATTAATACTTCTGAGCAAGGCGATTGGGTGTTAATCAATACGATTTAAAGGTGCCACTATGGCGTTAGTTCAAGCAGATCGCGTAAAAGAAACAGCGTCAGCCCCCGGAACCGGAGCGGTTACGTTGTTGGGCGCAGCTACAGGATTCCAACCATTTAGCGCAGTGTTGATAGTTAGCGATACGTGCTTCTACACCATAGCAGACCAAGGCGGGGTTAATTGGGAAGTTGGTATCGGCACATACTCAGGTGTAAACACCCTGACAAGAACAACAGTTTTATCTTCTAGTAACTCTGGAAGCACAGTTAATTTTAGTACTGGTACTCAGGACGTATTCATAACATACCCTGCTGGAAAAGCAGTAACAAATCCGCAAGCAGAGTCCTATGCTTGGTTTTTTAGTTAAGGGGCAAACATGCTTATCCTAGACTCAACATCGAAGTCCATTCAAGCGGTAATGAGTGGTACGCCTACTACAACTAACCCGGGGTTTGTTACTGCATATTCAGACAATACCGGCGCAACATTTACTGAAGGCGCATCTGATGGTGCGCTAAACGGCGCATCTACGGTTACTTTAGTAGCCGCCCCTGCGGCTTCTACCCGTCGTATTATCAAAAGCATCAACATAGAGAACTGCGATACAGCCGCCGTTACTATAACGATCTACTACAACAACGCTAGTACGCTTCGTATTTTAACCAAAGTCACTTTGCAGGTCGGTGATACATGGACAACCGATGGTACGTTTGATACTACAGGCGCGTTGAAGTCAACGGTTGGTACAGTTAATCTGGCTAACGTCTCTGGCGTTCTTCCTGTTGCTAACGGTGGTACAGGGCAGTCTACGTTTACAGCGGGTGACACAACTTACTACGCTTCAGGCACAACGCTTACCAAACTCTCAATCGGCTCCAACGGTTTCTTGTTGTCTTCTACGGGCAGTGCCCCGCAGTGGTCTAACCCGACAGGCATTACAGTTGGTACAGCTACTACAGCAACGAACGTCACAGGCGGCGCGGCAGGTTCTTTGGTGTATCAGTCAGGTACAAGTGCAACTACAACGCTAAATCTAGGTGTCACAAACTACGTTTTAACTGCTGGCGCATCGGCTCCTCAGTACGTAGCGCAAAGTACATTGGCAGTGGGTTCTGCTACTACAGCGGGTTCTGCAACAACGGCTACTACAGCAACTAATATTGCTGGCGGTGCAAACGGTTCGGTGCCTTATCAAACAGGCTCAGGTGCTACAACATTTTTAGCAGCGGGTACAAACGGTAATGTTTTGACGTTGACTGCGGGTGTTCCTACATGGGCTGCTGCGTCTGGTGGTATTTCAACAGGTAAAAGTATCGCTATGGCGATGATCTTCGGATTCTAAGGAGTTATTAAATGGCTAACCCTAATATTGTTAACGTAGTCAGCATCTACGGAAACGTCGGCTACGTTATCCCTTCGGCGGCAGCTACTGCCACGACATCTTGGACGTATGACGGCACGACTGCTCTTACTGGCTTAAAACCAGCGGTGGGTACAGTTAACCGTATTACGTCTATCACTGCGTCGAATACGACTTCAAGTGCTGTGACTGCAACGATTGCTATTGGTAACAATGGTACGTTCGGTTCAGCTACTGTGATTACGTATCCTGCGTATCAGATTTCAGTGCCGCCAAATGCGACGTTGATTATCATCGACAAGACCAACTCTGTGTACATCACTGAGAATCAGTCTGTTGCTGCTTATTCTGGTACTGCGAGTGCGCTGACATTCACAGCGACGTTTGAACAGATCACCTCGTAAGGGCTAACATGGGACTTCGTTATCCCGGTGGTTATGTCACGGCGACGTTTAATCCGCTTGCCTACACTACGTCTGCTGCTAACCTGCTAGTTGTTGCTGGCGGTGGTGGCGGTGGTGGTGATGGCGGGGGCGGCGGCGGCGCGGGTGGTTTTCAGCTTACCTCCTTTGGTTATGTGATTGGTACTACGTACACCATTACTGTTGGCGCTGGCGGAACAGGCACAACAACCACAAATCCTACAGCAGGATCAAATTCTGTATTTACTGGCGTAACTTCGATTGGCGGCGGTCAAGGCGGAAATAGCACCGGCGGCGGGAATGTTGCAACTGGTGGGAATGGTGGCTCGGGCGGTGGTGGGCAAGTAAACTCTGGGACTATTGGTGGCACTGGAACTACGGGGCAAGGCAATCCGGGCGGCAGCGGATCAGGAGCATCATATAGTGGCGGTGGCGGTGGCGGGGCTGGTTCCGCAGGTATAACACCAAATCCAAATCCGGGTAATGGTGGCTCAGGAGCGCCAAGTACAATTACTGGCTCACAAGTTTATTACGCTGGTGGCGGAGGCGGAGGCTTTGCAACGGCTGGTACGGGAGGTATCGGCGGCGGCGGGGCGGGAGGGTCATCCAATTCAAACGCAAGTGCAGCAACTGCAAATACTGGCGGCGGGGGAGGCGGAGGCGGAGGCGCTGGGGGTGACGGCGGTAACGGCGGTAGCGGCATAGTCATCGTTAGAAACGGCAGAGCAGCAGCTTCATTCACAGGTTCACCTACAATTACAATGGCTGGCAGTGACTACGTATATACATTCACTGGCAACGGAACAATTACATTCTGAGGTTGATATGGCGCACTTTGCAAAGCTTGATGACAACAATGTGGTGCTAGAAGTCAACGCACTGAGCAACCATGAGCTAGTCACTAGCAAAGATACGGTAGATGAGAACGGCAACGTAGTCGTGTCTCTGGTTGAGTCTGAAGACAAGGGTATTGCGTTTCTAACCGCTTGGTCAGGCGGTCATACTAATTGGAAGCAGACAAGCTACAACGCTACCTTCCGTGGCAAGTTGGCAGGTATTGGCGACACGTATGATGCAGTAAACAATGTGTTTGTGGCTCCTGTAGTGGTGCAGCAAGAAGTTCCTGCTGGCTTACCTACGATGGATTTGAACGTGTTAGAAACGCAGCCAGAAGCCGCTATTACGTCACAAGCGGTGGTTGATTTATCTTCAACTGACTTACCTGCATTGAACAGCAGCGATGTGGCTGCATTGACTTCAGAACAAATAACGGGGCTATAAAATGCCACAATACCAAGGTGTATGGACGCTAGAAGCGCAAGCTCAAGCCCAGTCTAATCAGCAATGGGTAACTGACCCTAATTTCAAGAACACCACTCTGCTGTTGCAAGCAGACGGTACAGGCAGCGGCTCACAAAATCAGACCTTCCTAGACGGCAGCACCAACAACTTTTTCATCACGAGAAACGGTAACACTACCCAAGGATCGTTCTCGCCGTTTAGTCAGGCTCCGGGGTATTGGGGGAATTACTTTGGTGCGTATACAAGCGGTTTTGGCATTTACTGTAACCCCGGTGCTTCTGTAGCTTTTGGTACAGGGGATTTTACGGTTGAGTGCTGGGCGTACATGGACGCTATCCCTTCTGGGTCTGGGTCAAACGCGTATATTTTAGACACTAGAAATGGCAGTGGTAATTGGGCGTTTTCATGGAATTGGACAGGAAGTAGTCAGCCGAATATTTTATTTTGGACAAGAGCTGACAACACTTATTTCAACGCTACGGTAGGGATGCCATATTTTTCATGGAACCATGTAGCTTACGTAAGAAGTGGTGGCGTCGGTACAATATATTTAAATGGGGTAGCGGTTGGTACTGCTGCAGACACTTCGACTTACTCAAGCATATCCAAACTTGATATTGGCGCTAGATACCAATACAACGTGGGTATGCCGGGGTATTTATCAAACCTACGCATTCTTAACGGCACTGCGCTATATACAAGCAACTTTACGCCGTCTACCGCTCCGTTGACTGCTATTACAAATACTTCTTTACTCACCTGCCAATCCAACAGGTTTGTAGATAATAGCGCCAACAACTTTGCTATGAGTATAGGTAACGGAACCCCATCCGTCCAAGCCTTCGGCCCTTTTGCTCCTGCGCTGCAATGGACGCCAGACGTAGTAGGCGGGTCTGGATACTTTGATGGGAGTGGTGACAGCTTAACTACAAGTGCAAATGCAAATTTGGCTATTGGCACAAGTGATTTTTGTATTGAATGGTTTTACTACCAAACATCTACTCAAACATCAGCAACTCCGTTTTGCCAGTGGGGTGGTGGCGCTAACGATTGGATTTTGCAATACAACTCATCAAACTTTATTTTTTATTACGCTGGTGGTGGAAATTCTATAAGTTATTCGTACACTCCAGTTCCTAATCAATGGACACATGGTTGTGTTTGTCGTAGCGGTTCAACTATGTCTTTGTATTTGAATGGCGTAAGAGTTAATACAAAAACAGATTCAACATCTATACCAAACACAAGAGGTCTTGTTGTAGGTCTTAACCCAGACGGGACTCAAGATTGTACTGGGTATATCGCATACCCACGCCTTGTTGTTGGAAGTTCTGTATACACTCCATCATCGACAACACTTACTGTACCAACAGCACCATTAACTGCTGTTTCAGGAACAAAGTTCCTTGCCAGTATGACCAACGCTGGTATATACGACGGCAAGATGGGTAACGTAGTAGAGACAGTAGGCAACGCACAGGTAGCGACAAACCCTGTGAAGTACGGCAGTGGGAGTATGGCATTTGATGGTACAGGGGATTATTTGATAATGCCAAATAGTCCAATATACGATTTTGGTGCTGGAGACTTCACAATTGAAGGCTGGGTGTACGTAACTTCAACTTCCGCATCAAGACAAACTTTTATTGGGCGCGGAGTAAATGGTGGAGCTTCTTTTCATATCGCATTAGAAACTACTGGTAATTGGATTTATTACCTTTCATCAAATAATTCAACATGGAATATAGCTAGTGCGGTAAATATTGGCGTTAATAGAATCGGTGTCTGGCAGCATATTGCTTTGGTAAGGGCAGGGACTGTTTTTACTCCGTACTTAAATGGTATTGCCGGCACAACAACTACAAGTTCTAGTGCTATTTACTGGAGTTCAGCTTCTGCTGCAGTTAACTGCGTTACAGTAGGTGCTACTGAGGCAGGTACACAAACATTGTTTGGCTTCATAGACGACCTACGCATCACCAAGGGTGTATGCCGCTACTTCACCACATTCACGCCTCCACAACAGGCCTTACCGAGACAATAAGGACATACGATGAGTGACAAATATCCCGGTGGGTTCGTAACGGCTGGTGCGCCAGCAGGGTTCTCTGTTGCGTTGAACGGTAGTAGTGATTATTTGACTTGGACAGGTAGCTCTATTGCTACAAGTCAGTTTAGCTTTGAGTGCTGGTTTTATTGCACCGGAAACATTGCTTCTGATAAAACATTGCTTGGTATCGCCAACACTACAGGATTAAATGTACGGATACCTTCCGCAACAACTATATCGCTAGATAATTACGGGGTTGCCGCTTACACATTTACAGTTCCAACAATGTCAGCTAATACGTGGTATCACGTAGCGGCGGTTAGGGGTGCATCCAATGTATGTACTATATTTTTAAATGGCGTTAGGTCAAGCACTGGCACACAAACCTTAGCTGATAATTTTGGCTCTAGTTCTTCTATTGGTTATCTTAATAGCGCATCTAATTTATTTTTTACAGGTTACATTTCAAATGCGCGGTTAATTGTTGGATCAACTCCATACGACCCTACAGCAACAACAATAAATGTACCAACCCAGCTATTTCCAACAACTGATACTAAGCTGCTGACTTGCCAAAGCCCAACAATTATTGATAACAGCAACAGCCCATTTACGATTACCGCAGTAAGCGGAGCTAAGGTCAGCAACTTCACACCGTTTGCTGGATACACAGGATTCAACCCCGCGCTTGGTGCTGCGGCTGGTGGTGTATGGACGTTAGACGAATCTGCGTATTACCAACAGAACCGACTATGGCCTATCTACGACCCGTACTTTAATCAGACCACGCTGATGCTGCATGGTAACGGTACTAACGCTGCACAGAACAATACGTTCTTAGATAGCTCAACGAACAACTTCACGATTACTAGGAATGGCAATACAACCCAAGGTACGTTCACGCCTTTCTCACAGACGGGGTGGAGTAATTTTTTTAATGGTACAACTGATTACTTATCTAATACATCGTTAACTAATTTTTTGTTTACTAGTAACTTATCTACGATGTTCGCCACTTTTGAGGCGTGGGTGTACCCAACTTCATGGAACGGCAATTCAGGTTATACGCACAATCCTTTGTGGGGGAATAACGGAACGTATGCAACTTTTGGTTTTTATAATGGCGCTTTGCAATTTACAAGAGGCGCTTCTCAAACAATTACAGCTACTGGTTCTGTTTCTTTAAATACTTGGTCGCATGTAGCGGTAACAATTAATCAGAGTACAGTTACGTTTTATATTAACGGTGTAAATGCTGGAACAGGAACTCTAACTGGTGCTTTAGGAAGTAGAGGAACAGATTTTATTGGTCACCAAAATGGTGGAGGCGGTTCTTCTTATTTTGCTGGGTATATTTCAAATTTTAGAATTTCTACTAACGTCGTATATACGTCCAATTTTACTCCAAGCACTGTGCCGTTAATTGCAACTACTGGAACCCAAACACTAACTTGCCAAGACAATCGTTTTGTAGACGATAGTGCCAATAACTTTGCTCTTACAGTTAATGGAACACCATCCGTCCAAGCCTTCTCCCCGTTCGTCCCTGCATACATCACGCCGACGACGTATAGCAATTGGTTTGATGGGAATAGCGACTTTTTGACCATTGCAGGTACTAGCACAGCTTGCGCTTTGCCCGGTGATTTTACGATTGAATGTTGGCTTAATAACGCAGTAACTACGCTGTACGGAACTTTGTTTTCAACGGTTGCAGATGTAAGTACAGCTAATGGTTTGCGTATTTCTACAGGTAATAGCAATAATACGTTTCAAGTTGCAAGTGCTTTATCAGGACTAATTAACTCTTCCACTGCTTTTAGCAACAATACGTGGGTTCATGTTGCGCTTGTGCGTAGCGGTACTACTTTAACGCTATATCAAAACGGCATTTCTGTTGGTTCTGCCACAAATTCGCAATCCTTTGTTTCCGATACCTTTTACATTGGTAATCTTACAGGTACAGGTAGTCCTTATTATTTAAACGGCGTAGTAAGTAATTTCCGTGTGGTAAAAGGCACAGCACTTTATACCGCTGCGTTTACGCCACCTACTGCGCCATTGACGGCAATTACGAACACTAGCTTGCTTACATGCCAAAGCAGCACGTTCATTGACAACAGCACCAACAACTTCACCATTACGGCTAACGGCAACGTACAGCCAGTAACATCCCCTACGCCATTCCCAGCGAAGGTAGATACAACCACATTGAACTCTGCCTACAGCACATCACTGATAGGGGGTAGTGCGTACTTTGATGGTACGGGGGATTATTTAAACACAACAAGCAGTTCTAACCTTGCTTTTGGTACAGGCGACTTTACGGTTGATTTTTGGATTTACGCTACTTCATTGCCAGCGTCTGACAACAACATATTGAATCAAAACTTAGCAAACGGTACGCCCCAATTTTATATAGATAGCTCTGGAAAACTCCAATACAGGAATGCGTTTGTTGGTGCCATCTTAACTTCAAACACCACATTTAAGGCTGGGCAATGGTACTACTGCGTTATTGCTCGTTCGTCTGGAACTTCTAGGATGTTTATCAACGGTGCTTTGGATACTTCTGGGGCTGATACAACCAATTGGTCAAACACCGCTGGTTGGTATGTATCTAACAATAGTGGCCCTTTCACTGGGTATATGGCAGGTTCGCGTTTAATTAAAGGCACAGCACTTTACACACAAAACTTTGCGCCGCCAATTACACCACCAACGGCAGTCACTAACACACAGCTTCTCTTAAACTACACCAACGGCGCTATCTTTGATAACACGGCTAAGAACGTATTGGAGACGGTAGGTAACGCGCAG